TGGTAATCCTTATTGCCATTCCCCTACTTATTTCCCTTGCTTGCTATTCCCAAGTTCCCTGGAAGGATAACATCCATAACCCAGATAATGCAGATTACATTGCTGAGGTTGCCTTTAACCTGGATCTCCCAGACTCTATGGTAACCCAATCCTTATTTAACGAAAGGTATCTGCCTTCATACCAAATGGGCAGACCCAGGGTAATCTACAAGAAGCCTAAAGCTAAAAGAGATTCCACTACTAATATAACTTATATAGATGGCTACGTAAGATACCCAGTATACGTTACCCGGAACAATAAGGTATATATATCAAGGATATCGAAGAAGGGGAACTATTATAGGAAGTATATATCCTTAGCCCAATGAAAATGATCTTAGTGATTTATCCAATACCCTGGTCTAGGGTAAGGCCAATGCCCATAATAGTATTTGCCTCAGGTATGGTATTAATAATCCTTCCAGCATGGCTATTCCAATTATCAGTTAAGGAACAGAATGAGACTATAGAATCATATAAACCTTTAAACATTACACCTCATGAAGAAGACATCACCTAAGAATGAACTGGGCTTTGGCATTATAATACTTATCATTGCCATCTGCTGTATACTTGCATTTACTTAAAGTGTTCACTACACTGACAAAGGCTACCTAAGCCTTATTAGGATCTTGAGTTTTTAGTCATTCTCAAGATCCTATTTTTGTGTGTGAAAGCCACTAGCTATGCACTTGCTTCGGAAGGTTCAGGCCTTTATATGCTCCGTAGATGGCCCTAATGTTATTTTGTATTTAGAGGCAAGGCCTACATCTCAGGCTTACCTTTAGGGCCCTAATTAAATTTGTATATATGAAATAAAATGATTATATTTGTAGACTATAATAATATAGTAACAACAATTTTAAAAATGACTAATTATGCAAAACCTACAAAATTTTACCCAACTCCTTGCCCAACAAATCCTGGATAACCCAGTACCAGACATGGATGATGCCCTAACCTCTGAAGGACAGATCATAATGGACTTCCCTGGTTACTCAAGTATGGAACTATCTGTAATACTGGTTGAACACTCTACACCAATGGGTCTCTCACTTGCCATACTCTTAACCGAGGACGATACCGAAGAAAATACTAACTTCTATACTGAACTCTACGAAGGTATTCTCACCATCGCTGCCATACTAAGGGACTACCTAGAATCCATCTTTTCAGAAAATACCAACTCTGATGCCTGCTCATTCTCTATAAACTGGGACACTCACCATGGTGCTCAACCTGGGGAAGACGGACTTTGGGAACTAACCCTGAATATAACGGATTACCTTTCATAACCAGCTACCTAGCTACCTACAAAAGGTACCCTTATTACTTGGGTACCTTTCTTGTGTGATTACCTTTCAAACCCACTAGCTACAGGTGTTAGGCCTTCAGCATCTGGCCTTATAGAACTCAGGATGAGGGGCCTTATTGAATCCATTGATGGCCTTTTTCTAAAAGCCACCGGCTACGAGGGCCCAGCGGTAAAGATTAGGCCCTATTGGGATTTAAAGCTTTCTCCATCTATGGCCCTGCCCAGGCATAAGGAGCATGGGATTTAGGGGATAAAGTATAGGCCTTAGATGGATAGAGATAAGGTACCTAAACCTTTCAAAGCCAGGAGCTAAGGCATCGTAACCACAACGCATTTCCCAATATGCATGTAATAAAAATATGTCATTTTTTAATGTCATTTTGTTGTATTCTTTTAACTATTACATTAATGTTTTTTAACTGTCAAAATAATTTATATTTAAAAAAATAAACTACTTTTGAAATGTCAAACGGACAAAGATTTTTCTTTTTTACTTTGTACTGATTACAAAAACGCTCTTTGAATTTTTTTATTTATTTTTTATCAAAAAAATATCTATTAAAAAGAAAAACTATATATTTGATTTTTTATAAAACAACAATCTAAATTTAAAAAAAAATGACTACATTAAGCAGTGACTCAAAAAACGTTATTAATGCAAATAACGAAATTTCAAAAGCAATTGAAACAAGTTTAAAAAAATCTACTAATAAAGTAGAGAAAAAAGAAGTTGTAAAAAAAGATTTGAAAAAAGAAGCTACAACAACAAAAGCAAATGAGTATTTGCTTTCTATGCTAGATAAAAGTTTATTTGTTTCTAATTCGGGAATGAGTAAAGAAAATATTTATAAAGCTTCTATTTTTGCAACATGCATTACTGACAGAGATAAAAAAACAATCCGTAGAAAAATACGCAATAATATGGATAGTTTTATTAGTTCTTTTATTTCGTATGAAACAAATAAAAATACTGATAAAATTAAAAAACTATTGACTGCATTTAAAGACTTTTACACAAATGTATATTCTTTAAATGATTATTCATTAAATAGTTTAATTAGTGCGAACACTGATACTGTAAAAAAGGATAATGTTATTAAAATGCTTTCAATTATCAAAAAGTATGACAAATAGTTTTATCATTCAAATAACAACATACATAGTGTATGTTGTTATTATTTCTTTTTATCTAATTAATTTAGTAGTTAAGCATTTTAATAATAAAAAAGCATGAATATAAATAATGATATTAATTTAGAACAACATTCAATATATAAAGATTTTGTTAAACAATATAATATTACATTGCTATCTTTTTATATTGATTTGAATTGTAGTGTAATGTTATTTAGTTATGATAATTTAGATATAAAATATCAATTGAATAAAGATTTATTCATACATGAAATATCTATTTATTTTGATTGTTTAGATATTGAATTGATAAATATTTGTAGTGATAAATTCTTATTATCAATTGAATTTTAAATTATTATTAAATCAATTTTAAAGTACATTTAAAGGACTATTATTAATGTCCCCTATAAATGTACTTTAATTTTTTTTATATGCAAACACCGTCCCCCTATTCCACACAGAGATCCCACACTGCCTCGTATAAGGTTCGAACCCATTAGGTGATACCCTCCCAATGATTACCTTCCCACTATCCTACCAAGCCCACTTCCCATAAAAAATATCCAGCACTTTTCATCCCTCGTATAAGCTCTCTTACCTCACACAAAAAAGGTAGAGTTAACTTCCCAGTCTACCCTACCTTATAAAATCAATCCAGATCTTTTACTCAACCGTTGTTCAAATAATATTCAAAAAAATCAAATTATGCGGGGTTTCCTAAACCCTTTGGATATTAATATAGTCAATATCATTCCCACCAATATAACCTCTAGCAAAGGAGAGAATACCCAAATAGTAATCAAGGATAACATACTCAATGTATCTTGCTTTATCCCCTTTCTCCTTACTCCCCCATCCATAAAGAAAAGAAAAGTAACAAATACCAACCCTATAATATAGCCTAACCATAGGCATATCATACCAAACGTATATAGAGCTCCCATTATACTAAGGATTGTTCTATGAGTTTAACTAATAACTTTGCTCTAGAGGTTACCTCAGTCTTCCCATGGGCACTAGTGTGAGATGAGTAATCACCCTGTCCTGGTTTAATACCTCGGTAGTAGGTACATTCCTCTTTGGTAAGGATCTCATGTACCTGGGTCTTTTCATATACATTTGAACCATCATCCCCAAAGGTTAATTTCTCTGGTAACATTTCCCATAGTTCCCCTGAGGTATATGCAGGGATTAAAGGGATATCCTCATACCAATCACTTTCATCTACCATACACCATACCTCTTTGGTATTAGGTTCTAGGAAGTATTCATGCTTTTCAGTAGGACTAAGTTCCTTAACCCTCCAGAAGTTAGCTGGCATAAAATTGTTGAACTTCCCTGAACCATATATCTTCATACATAATTCTGGATTTAAAATACCCTGTTCTAATCCCATAGTAGGGGTAGCCAATTGGTCATAATCTAAGGTTTCATCTGGCTTGTATGCCGATAGATGAAACCTTACTGGTTTTGTTTTAGCTTCCATAAGAATAAGTTTATTAATTAGTAATACAATTTAATTATAAGACAAAGAAAATTACTAGAACACTATTTAGATTATGCAGGATTTACCCTTTTATTCAATCTGGCATATCTATTTTTCTATAATGGGTAACCAATGAATCTGATATACCCCACCTTTCCGGCCCCCAAGTAAGGAATACCATACAATTAGAGGTTTTAGTTACAAGGTACCTCCCATAATCATCAGGGTAATGGCCCTTTAACTGAGGTTCATATTCTATCCAATCAGTTTCATGTCTGATTGGGATAGAATAAGCCTCACATTTCTTGTAGTGGATAGCTTTAGCCATCCCTTGGTTAACTATTAGGTCTAAATCCTTTACCATACCCAAGATTAAGTCATATTGACTCTTCTCATGGAAGTATAAAGGGCCATATTTTATAAGAAAGGCCTTATAAGCAGAGGTCAAAGAGAATTTAGGGTCCCTTTTAATGGATTTGTCCACTACTAATACAACTCTTTCTAAGACTGATAAATGATTATCAGACATTAGGATGGTAGTTATAGCATCTGTTTTATTCATTACCCTTAATCTCTTTAGCCCACTCTTCTAGCCATTGAACTACATTAGTATCCTCAGGTGTATCAAATTTAAAACTAAATGTAATAGTTTCAGGATTTTCTAGGCTTAATTCCTTAACTTTAGCTAAATACCAAGCCTCTTTATCCAAATCCTGCTGAATAAGGCTAAGACTTAAACCTTTTAAGCCAATTCTCATCCTGTATTTAAATGCATTCATTATACAGAAGTCAATGGTACTCTTGTAACCCCAGATATTTAACATCATATCAATTACTTCTACTGGGTACTGGTTATAGTGAGATGGGTGATTTACTTGTTCTTCTTTACTCATAATTAAAATGTTGTATCATAGGTTATATCATCAAATACAATAGGTACCAGTTTCTGGAACTGTCTTAATAATGGGCACATGAGTTCCCTCATCTGTGGATGAGCTACCTTTTGAGCACGTTGTTTGAAAATAGTTCTCCATTCCCTTAGGTTAGCAGTAACCACTATCTCAGTTTTCAGTGCATTAGGTAATACTGATCTAGCTTCCTGAGCAACCCAACCTTCTTTTAATAAATCCAGGTAAACCTGTTCACTGTTAGACATTGAGTGATACCATAATTTGGTAACCCTATCAATCTTCATGTAGTTGTGTTCATTGAGGATTTTAACTAAGTCAAGTTGTTCATCACTAAGCCAGAATGGCTGGATGAATGTAAGCTCATTACCAAACTTTTCCTTTGCATAATTACAGTACCTTGTACTTTCCTGGGAAAATGACGCAATTCGATGACGTACTAATTCATGGGAGATACCCCGGTCACATACAAATAAAACTGAAATTGACTGATGTTCTAGTACTGATTCATGGCCAAGTTGTATTAACTTAGCAATAAACTTCTCAGCACTTTCATCAGTAATAAGTTCTTCACTCTTGTAACAGGTTCTTCCTGCACGTTCAATGCTCTGTATAATTGTCTTGCCATTAATATCTGACAAGATCTGGGTAGATGGTTTAATTAATTTCATGTTATGTTATTATTATGTTAAACTTCTTGGATAATTTCTTTAGCTTCTTGTAGATTGTCACTGTATCTTCTCTGGCAAGAGAATCAATACCAGTTGATATTGCATTCAACAGTGTTTTCATACTCTGTTTTGCAATGCGGTATTGATATTCTTTCTCTACTTCATCACTCCATAATTTATATGTAGCATTAACATTGGTTACACCCAAACGGGTTAATACTCCATTAGAGTGAATTATGGCTGATAATTTAACTTGGTTACCAAGCAAGGCTACCTTAGTTTCTCGGTTAACCTCTTTTACAAAAGACTTATCAACTGTATATTGAGTAACGCATAATATTTCATCTCCAATACGAAGTAATACTTCCGGAGCTTTTACAAAAGGAATTTTTGGTGTATCCCGTACAACCATAGAGTTTTTCTTCTTCTTTGCCATGTTCTAGTTAGTTTATTAATTATATATAACAATATGATCAGGGTAGTACCAACTAGAAAACTATTTGCAATACCACTATGGCCATATATATAATAATAACTAACTCATTCTATATGAATAAACTTAGAGTACTTGGAGTATGCCAAGGGCAAGGTGCGTTACTCTTCCCACTTAGAAAGCACCTAATTGGTAATGTAGAACCAAGGGGATGTTTCCATACACCAAATGAAGAACAATGGAGGATAAACTTCGGGGATATACCATTTGTACGCAAGATTGATCAACTAAATCTACCCAAATATGTTGATATTATAATAGGTTCACCTAACTGTGGTACTAGCAGTATACTATCCTACTCTCGTAAGAAGACCCTGGGCAAACCAAAAGAGGATGAAAGCATCAATACCTTCATTACTATAACCCAGCAATTACAACCTAAGGTATTCCTTATGGAAAATCTACCAAAGCTTTTAGACTTCATAACACAAGGAGAATGGGAAACTCTATTCCTGGATTATGACTTAATCTTCCATACATATTCAGTAATGGAGTATGGCAATTCCCAAAAGAGTAGGGTAAGGCTTACATTAATAGGTGTTCGAAAAGGCTTGTCTAGTTTTAAATTAGAAGCATTCCAAAGAGTTTTCAAAGTACGTGATGTTAAGTTTACTAGAGAGCTTCTAGAAGACACTAGGTTATTACCTAAATTCTTTCCAATGAATGGAAACATACGGGAATTAAGTTCTCATAAAGTTTGTATGTATGATTATCGAGATGGCCTTAAAACTAAACTGGGCCTCAAAGAGATAAAGAAATTATGGGTAGGCGATTTTAAGGAGTGTTATAAATGGCCAATCAATTCTGCTAAGATGAAAACCCTACCTGGTGTTTATCGTAATAAACCAGATGGGTACCCTATGACTGCTAGAAAACAAGATAGGCAGTTTAAACCAAACGGTGAGATCATGAGCCCAGCTGAATTAGCTGTAATCCAGGGTTATCCATTGAAGTATAAAATATACTGCATTGATACTGATACTAAGGAAAGGAACTATTGGATTAATAAAGGTAGGGTATCAATCACTAAGGGTCCCTCCTATGAAATAGGGTTATGGTTTAAAAAATGTCTACGGAAATCCCTCCTCGCGGGCGTCTAATAACTAGCTAATATATATATATAAATATATATAACTAATAATAATAATTGGGTATAGGTATATGAGGTACGGTATATAACTTTCGATCTGAAAACAATTTAAAATAAAACAGTGATATGAAAACAACAATCGGTATTATGGGGTTAATAATCCTAGTAGTGGTTTATTTTTTATTTGTAACCTTTTCCTCTAACAAAAAACTGAAGGATGAAATTGCTATCAATGAAATTAAAACTGATTCAATTAAAAAGAGTAAATATATTGAGGTAGCTAAACCTTTTAATGTTTACCTAAAACCTGATAAGGTAATTCAGTATCTTCCAGACCCTACTAATAAAAACAGGTATGATAGTTTGAAACTAGCATATAAACAGATACTACTATTAAGTAATACAACAGGTACATCAATTATAACTAACACAGTTCATGATACATTGAGAATAGCTAACTCATTCTTGTTACAATATCCAGAAGCTAATAAACTAATTTCATTTGAATTGAGTAAATCTAGGATGGTTTTACAAATGCTTAGGATAGATGGTATACCAGTTGCTAACATCTACGACCTAAACCTTGACAACTATCAATACAGGTTCTCAGATAATAACATGACCACTAAAAGGATAGGGCAGTTTCATTTATACCCTTCTCTGAATTACTCCTACAGAATACTTAACAATCTTCATGACCTCGACTTAGATTTAAATATCAAGACCACTAATTTCATTTATAAAGCAGGTGCTAATACTTTTTATTACCCTGGCTGGGATAAACTTGGCTATGATATCAAGCTATCCGTACAATATAACTTATAAGTATGGCAGTCAGAATAGATACCTCAAAAAAATGGTTGTCATCACAAGAAATAAAAGAATTATCCACAGCAATAAAGGATGTATTCTTTTTCTCTATGTTCATTTGGGTAGTACACCCCAAACGTGGTAAGGTAAAGTTTGACTTATACCCTTACCAACGTTCTGTGTTATACCAATTCCTTGCAAAAAGGTTTAACATTATCCTTAAGTTCAGGCAAGCTGGTATTACAGAGTTAATTGCAATGTACTGCCTATGGTTGGCAATGTACCATCCAAACAAGAAGATTAACATTATCTCTATTAAAGATACAATTGCTAAGAAGGTGTTAAAGAAGATTAAGTTCATGTATAAGAACCTACCCTCTCACCTTCAAACACCAATAATCAATGGTAGGGGTGGCGAGATAGGATCAACAACAGAAATAGAATTCATAAATGGATCACTCATCACCTCCATCCCTACCACTGAGGATGCTGGACGTTCAGAAGGTTTATCCCTATTAGTAATTGATGAAGCAGCAATTATTCGATGGGCATCTACTATCTGGGCTTCTGCATTCCCGACATTATCAACTGGTGGTTCAGCAATAGTAAACTCTACCCCATATGGTGTTGGTAACTTCTACCATAGTTCTTGGGTAGATGCAGTATCTGGAGAAAGTCCTTTATCACCAATACGACTTAGGTGGCAAATGCATCCTGAACGTGATCAAGATTGGTACGATGAAATGTCTCAGGCATTAGGAAACAAAAGAACTGCTCAAGAAATTGATGGTGACTTTTTATCATCTGGTAATTCAGTATTTGACTTAGCAGATATCAAGTCAATCGAAGAGATGCTTTCAGAATACCCTGCAATAAAAACCAGATTTAATGGGCAATATAAACAATTCGATTTACCAGACAGGAAAAAACGATACTTCATTGGTGCTGACTGTTCAACTGGTAGAAGTAGTGATTACTCATCCTTCACTAATATGGATAAAGCTGGAGAAGAGGCCTCTGTATATAAAGGTAGGATGCCTTTAAATAAATTCAGCAGGTTACTTGCAGATGAGGGTCAGAAATATAACTTTGCCAGACTTGGGCCAGAAACTAATGATGTTGGTATGGCAGTTACTATGTACCTACAGGATGAGGGTTATCCAAATATGTACTACTTTACTAAGCTTTTAAAAAAGAAAGGCAAACATAAACCAGAAACAGAACAATTCCCTGGTTGGCTTACTACTACAAAGAACCGCTCTTTAATTGTAGAAGGTTTAGAAAAAGATATCCGAGAAGACAATGTAATTATCAAAGATCCATTCTTTGTACAAGAAGCCTATACTTTCATTTATGATGGTGTAGGCCGTCCTGTAGCAATGGGCAAACATCAAAGAAGTTCATCAGTAGATATTGATCTGGAAGGAGAAACTTATGCTGATGATGATATATTTGGGAAATCTATAACCAACCATATAAGGAAAGCCCCATCTAACAACGTAGTAGTTTTACCTCAATAAATAAATAAGCTTATGGCATTCTTAGGTATCAATTGGGATTGGTCATCCTTCTTAAATAGAAAACAACCAAAAAAAGCACCCGACAACAACGACGTTGGCACTGGCCATGGAATTATACCACCCGGTAGAACATCGGTAGCTAACGACACTGAGTACACTATAATGAGTTCTATTAAGGGTATGACAAAGATGGTCACACCTACTTTTAGGACTGAGCTAATCCCACTAATAAGGGATCTGTATAAGGTAAACCCGGATATGAGCATTGCATTGCAAGATATGTTCAAATTATCCAACACTGGTCATAAGGTAACTTTTCCAAATAATACAGATGAAGAAGCTGCTGCAATGACAGAACATCTTCAGAATGCAACTAAAAATTGGACAAGGTATACAGCTGGTATTGATGGTTTGGTAAACAAATTCATTGTACAATGCTTAATAGGTGGAGCAGTATCTATAGAAGCTGTACCTAATAGAAAACTAAATGGTTTAGCAACTATCCTGTTTATCAAACCAGAAGAAATAATCTTTGAGAGATTAAATGATGGTGTATATCAACCATATCAGATAAACAAGAGTGCTTCCTTCATGGGAGAGAAGAATAAAAACCTGGGTGTACCATATATAAAGCTAAATAACCAGACATTCAAATATGTATCAATGTACAATGATACTGATGAACCATATGGAGTACCACCATTCCTATCAGCACTGGATTCATTAAAGACCCAAGCTGATATGAAAACCAACCTTAAGCAAATCATGGAACTTATGGGTTTACTTGGATTCCTGGAAGTTACCATGGAAAAACCCGATAGGTTAGCTGGTGAAAGTAATAAAGCTTATGAAAATAGGCTAAAGCGTACTTTAACTGCTTTAAAACAAAACATTGCAAGTGGGATGAAGGATGGAGTAGTGGTTGGTTATAATGAAGACCATGAATTCAAATTAAACTCTACTACAAAGAACTTGGGTGGTATTGATAAGGTATGGGCATTGAATCAGCAATCCCTAGCAAATGGGCTAGGTACCAGTGGTACCATCATTGGTGTTAATGCAACAAATTCAGAAGGCGGTGCGGGCATAGTACTTAGTAAAATGATCTCCCAACTGAGGAATATACAAATGATAGTAATACATGTACTAGAATTTATCTATTCACTTGAATTACGCTTAGCGGGGTTTAATAATAAAGGAGTAAAGATATCTTTTACAACCTCTACTATTTCTGATGAAATGAAAATCCAACAGGGACTTGAGGTTAAGATCAGGAACTTAACTGCAATGTATGCTCAGGGCTTAATAAGCCAAGATGACTTTGCAAGGGAGATGAATCTGGTAAAACCAGCAATGGCTAAACCAAGACCCATAGTACTTGCACCTGGTGCTGGTGTATCATCTCCAGATGCTGCAGCAAAGAAACAGAAAAGAGAAAAAGGTAAAGATACTTCTGATCGTAAGGTTAGGGATAAAGTAAAAGTAGTACCCAAAAGGAAAGATCAAAAAAACACTTAATAATATAAAGACATGTTTGAAGACATATTAGTACTTGGCAATGGCCATACCTTAATAACAGGACATAAACCAAAGGGTATAGGTGAACAAGCTTTATCAGATAGCATATTTAAAGATGCTAAGGTAGCTGAAAGCCTATCATCATTTGGTTTATTTGGTAGTGGTATGAATTATAATACCTTCTACCCAGACTTAAAACCTGAAGATATCAACCCAGTAGATGGTGACTTTATTGAACCAGTGTACAGAATGTTATCTGAATGTATTGTATCTAAATATATGCCCACTGATTTTAGTCAGAACAATGTATTGAAGAACTCAATGCACCTATTAGTAGGCCAGACAATTAACTGTGACCATGAAACAGATACAGGTAATGCAATTGGTGCAGTAAAGAATGTTATGTGGCAAGAGTCATATACTGATAACATTAACGGTAAGAAGGTATTTGTCCCTGCTGGTATAAATGGTCTATTTAAAATTGATGCTAAATCTAACCCAAGGTTGGCAAGGGGCATATTAATGGACCCACCATCCATCCACAGTAATTCAGTAACTGTAAGGTTTACCTGGATGCCATCACATGTAAAAATGGATATCAATCAGTTCTACGATAAAATAGGAACTTATGATGATAAGGGAGAACTTATTCGTAGGGTAGTAACTGAAATAATATGCTACATGGAAACCTCACTAGTATCTGCCGGTGCTGACCCATTCGCAAAACAGATAAGGGACGGCAAAATTGTATTACCTGAAACTGCTGCAGCAAACAGCTTTTCAGAAAAAACAATGAGCAAAGGTACTAAGACCCCATCATTCTATATGGATTACAAAGATCTATCCAGGATGGAAACAATACACAATACTATGATATTTAATTATGAAAGGGAAACCAACTTAAAAAACAAAGACAATATGAATGAATTAGAACAATTCCTTGCCATTCTATTTGGTGACGGCGTACTTACTTTATCTGAAGGTGCTAAACCTGATAAGGAAACTGCACTAGCACTAATTCAGGGTATGGTAACTAATGGCCCTTTAAAGGATGCCGAAATTACTCAGCTTAAAGCTGATAAAGAAAACCTGTCATTAAGTATCACTGCTAAAGACACAGAAATTGAACAGCTTAAAGCTGATAAACCAGATGCTGCTTTAGTAGCCTTAGGAACAAGTTTATTATCTGATGCCCGTGTTGAAACTATTGCAAACTACAATAAAGTGGTTGGTGAAACACCAGATGCCTCTATTGTAACCATGCTTAACAGTGCAAGCCATGAAACTTTGGTAGCATTAAACAAAGGTTACAACCAACAGTTAGAAGAAAAATTCCCACTATCCTGTAGCAACTGTGGTTCACATGATGTAAGCCGGGCCTCATCTTCTAAAGAAGTCCAGGAAAGTAATTCAAAAGAAGAGGTAAAAGATACCCAAACTTCTATTGCTGCATTACGTGAAAGGAAATTCCGGTCAGAAAAACAGAATTAGTGGAATCAAACTCAGAGAGATAGATATCCCTTATAAACACTCTTATTAAAAAGAACAAAAAAGTATGAACAATCAAATGACGTTATTGGGGGATATCACCCCAAAAAATGTGATTCACAAAAATGAGTCACATAAATTGGCCAATGCTTTCCCTGTAGAAGCGGGCAAAGTAATTGTTGAAGGCCAACAGGTAGTTATACTACCAAATGGTAATATCCGGGGTTTTGAAGCTGCAGATAATTTGAACCATATCATTGGTATAGCAATCAATGGTTCTGCACATGCTGCTTATGGTGCAAGTTTACAACATGGGCCTGTTGATGTTACAGTATTCGTAAGAGGCTATGCCATCACTTATGGTTTTGCTTCTGAAGCCATTAATGCCGGACCTGTTAAACCAAATGGTACACTTGATGCTACCTTACGTTTCTCCCAATATGCGCAAGCTGAAGTAAATGACCCAGTTATTGCCATTGCCCTTAACCCTGCAGAATTGGGTGAACTTGTACAATTACTAATCCTGTAACAACATAAGAAAATGGAAGATAATAAAAAAATTGATCTGTCTCAATTGAAGGCAAATGACTTCGTAAAAGAATTCCCACAGATGGTCCAATCATTGGATGCAGTTAGGGGGGGTAGTGATAAAGTAAAACCAGTAGAACTTTCATTTGATGAATTGGTTCAGGAAAAATGGGGTATATCACAGGATGATGTATTAAGCCGGGTAGGTATTAACACAAAGGTTGATACCATGGAAAACATTTTCACAATGCCAGATCCAAACATCCGTTGGGTAGTTCCTGAAATTATCCGTACTGCTATTACATTGGGTATGCGCCAGGCACCTTTCTATCCAAACTTAATTGCAAGTGATCAGCCAATTACTGGGCTATCCGCAATCATGCCATGGATCAATATGAGCGATGCTGCTCCATCAAAATTGGGGGAAGCTGAAACCATCCCACTGGGTACTATCAGTTATGGACAGAAAACAGTTAACCTGTTCAAAATCGGTAAAGGTGTAAAAATTACAGATGAGGTAAGAAGTTATGTATCACTTGATGTAATGTCAATCTTCCTTCGTGACTTTGGTATTCAATTGGGTTATGCAATGGATACTCTGGCAATGGATACTTTGATTAATGGTAATAAACCAGATGGTTCAGAAGCCGTCTCAGTAATTGGTGTAAAAACTGTTGGTGCAATTGCTTATCGTGATTTACTCAGGGTATGGATCCGTTCTGCAAGAATGGGCCGAGTATTTAGTACCATGATTGGTGGTGAAGAAATTGCCATTGATATCCTGGATTTGCCAGAATTTAAACAACGTATGTTGGGAACAACTGTTGCAACATTAAACATCAAATCACCGGTACCAAGTTCTTCTGACTATTTCATTCACCCAGGTGCTCCTGATAACACAACGTTATTAGTTGATAAACGTGCTGCAATGATTAAACTTACAGCAAAGAACCTTACACTTGAAAGCGAAAGAATTGTATCAAATCAAACTGAAGCAGTCTATGCAAGTTTGACTACTGGCTTCTCTAAGATGTTCCAGGATGCTTCCATCTTAATTGATCAAAGCAAACTGTTCTCAGCTTATGGTTTCCCAGCATTCATGAATATCGACCCTTACTTAAGTGTAGCATTGGGACAATAACCTGTTTTTTACAAACTTGAAAAAGAGGCTGCTAATATATGGTAGCCTCTTTTATACTTAAAACAACAACACAACAAAAATATATTATTATGGCAAAAACTAAAAAAATAACGCTTGGTGCTCAGTCAAGTTATTTCCATGACCCTTACACAAATACATCTATCGCAAAGGGTGAAGTAGTTGAAATTGAAGAAAGTAAATTACGTACTAAAAGGATACGTAGTGCAATGGCTTCTGGTCACTTGGAAATTGCTACATCTATTGATGTTGAACTAGATGAACTTGATGGTGAAAAACTTATCAAAAAAATTACAGCTTTAGCAACTTCTGGTAAGGATTCAAAGAAAGCTGCAAGTGCATTCAACAATGATGAAGTTTCATACCTTTGTGAAAAATTCGAAATTGAACCTGAAGAATCAGATACCAAACAAACTTTGGTAGATGCATTATTCGCTAAAATTATTGAACAGTCAAAAAACTAATCCTCAAAAAACATAGGCATGAAGGTAGGTTATTCATTTACCAAAAATAGCTTGATGGTTACATTTAGAGATATATCCAGAGAAGTCCCGGTCGGTAGTACATACCACTGGGACTTTGGTGATTCTAATGTAGCCGAAGATGATAAAAACCCGTCCCATACTTATTCGTTGCCTGGTTTTTATCTAGTAATACTAACAATAACCCCAAATGGGGAAACACTACCCCAAAGTTATAAAGTGGTAATTGGGGTAAGTGATAAAGCAATAACCACATTATCTGATTCAGTCTATAACCTTATAGACTTTATCCTCCCAGCAGGATTCATTACACCAACTGATTATGAGTTCACTAAAAGAATTTATATTGAGAAATGGCAACTATATATACAGCCTCTAGTAGACCATGATATTCCACAAGAAGAATATAATAATGAATTATACTATGAAGCACTAGAAAACCAGCTAATAATGGAATTGGCTGTATATGATTGGATAAATGCAGAAATGCTAAATCTAATGGGCTCACTATCCCAATATGGCTCATCAGGATCCTCAGATGGAGGCAACAATGGTGAAGTAAAAAAGATTACTACAGGTCCTACAGATGTAGAGTTCTTCAGCTTAATTGATACAGCATATAAAACTCTTGTAGCTGCAATAAAAAAGGATGGCATAGTAGACGTAATTAAAAATAACCTCTGCATGTTATCAGCAAGGCTTTCCATATACATCCCAATTTGCTCAATGCTTCCTACTGGGGTTATTGTACCAGAGGTGGCAAATCGAAGAGAACCAGGATTATTGGGTGGACCCAATCCAACATTCCCCATTAGAAAATAAGTCATGGACATAAAATCTAGGATCCCAGATTCAATGTGGGGTAGGTATAAAAAAATTGTAGTAGACTTCTTAGATAGTGATGTGGGTAAAAAGGTAATAATTTGGAAAAAGGCAATCACCACACCTTCCCAATTTGGTGAAGACAGCCCAAACACCTTTTATCCTGATATCCAGTTAGAAGTATTGGTAGGGGATAACTTTTTCCGTACCTGGCCAATAAATAGGGCAACACTAAGTGGAGAATTAGACAACCAAAACTGTTCTATATGGGTATCTGCTAAAAAACTACTAGAACTGGGTTATTTAAACTCTAATGGTTATTGGGCTTTTGATAAAACCTTAGACAGGTTCATAATAGATGGTATAACCTATAAAACCTCGGGTGATACAGAAACAGCCCAAGCAAAAGATACTTCATTGCTTTTCATGGTGGTATTAAAGAGGGAAGAGATTGATAACAGTAGACAACCAATAGCTGATTAAACCATGGCAAAACTATCTAAATACATAAAGAATAACATTACCACAACAGAGCCTGGTTTTATGCTAGATGCTAGAGTGGGTGAACTAATTGGCCAAGGTGGTAATATACCAACAATCACAGCTAACTCACTAGCCTTTTTTGATAATTTCCCAAACTCAGGTTTTTATCAAAACATAGGGGCATTGGGTGGTACATACTCTGCAATGTTTAGTGCACCATTCTTAAAACAGAGAGTGGATACCATTGATAAAGTATATACCAGGTCAATAGATGTATCTATAGGTCCAGGTGCTATAATACCAGAATTTAGGTTATATGGTACAAGCCAACTTTCAATACCAGTACCTGAAGCAGAAGAAATCAAACTAATCCTTGGTCATCAAACATATACTGTAAATGTAAGTACAGCAGAGAATTTTAAAATAAGTGCTGATGTAACTGGTTGTAGTGTTGTATTTCCATCACTTGGGAGTGTTTCTAGGTCTATAACCTTTATAATCCCAACCATATCACTACCTATTACTTTTAACGGAGTACTGATACCAGCAGGTAATACTGTATTTGCCATATATACACTTGGTGTATGGGCAATAGATTCTACAGTAGTGAACATACCAGTAATACCAAACTATTCTGATATAAGTGTACAGTATAAAGTTAATGAAGACATTACACTTATAGAATTTTCTGGGGGTAAACTGTTAACAACATCACCAACTATATTAGGCTTCTTAAAAGATGACAAGGTATTACTCTCAAAACAAAACAATTTAAATGAAATAGGTGTATACCAGATTACAATAAAAACTATTTCCTATGCTTTATTACAACCAATATCTTTAGGCATAAACTTAAATATTATAAGGGTAATGGGATTTGGTTCATACCAAAATCAGTTTGATGGTTTTGATACATCTACTATATCTTTTTTAAGACTAGTGGACAAAGCAGACTATTCAGGTCAAAATGTATATGAAAATGTGGGAGGTGTTGAATCAACTACTAAAGCTGATGTTGAATTATCAAAGAGAGCTGGCTATTCATCCTATGCAGGATATTCAAATAGTGCTGGGGCTGATGAAGATGGTAACAATATACCTGCAACTTATGCTACTAAAGAGGCTTTAGATTCATCAATAAGACCAGATACAATGCTTGTCTATGAGAAGGCTACATTTATATCAAATGATTTTGGTGATATGCCTAAAAGTACATTTGAATTGTCAAAACTTCCAATAAGTATAGCAGGTATTATTGGATTATATACTTACCAAAGGATGCAATGGGATTATGCATCTCCACAATTATTAAATGGTAAGGTACTTACCATAAATAATGATTCAATGAGGGATGGTGCAACCAATGATCTTTATGTTAAATACTTCACTCAAATACCAAACTTAGCATTAAGTGCAAAAGAAAATATTGGTGTTGCAGCCGGACTAATTTCAGAATTAAAAGATGGTGTTGGAACAACAGGAGATACACTTCAAAAACTATATAACCTTATTTTAGGAGCTACTGAACAACAGGTTGTTCCGAATATAGCTGCAAGAGACGCCTTTAATATACCTCGTTTACCATATTCATTATTTGTGGCTGACGACGGAGATGGTAAATGGGCTGTTTACCAGGCCATCACAACAGGTATGGCTGCAAGTTTTGTGAAGATATCTGACCCAGACTTATTAAATGCTGTAATGTCATCGGCTCAAATAAAGTTAGCATATGAAAGTAATCCAGATACAAATGCGCTTACAAATGCGCTGCTTACTAAACTTAATTCATTAACAGCATTAACTTCAGATCAATTAAAGATACTGAACACAATACCACTTGTTTGTTCAGATGAAACAACAGATATTACAGCTTCTACAACAGTAAGAAAGAACAGATATGTTTTTCAAACAGCACAAAGTTTCACAAACATAATTGGGGAATTAATTGTGCCAGCTGTTGGTGGAACGTTCACTGTCATTGTAAAGAAAAATGGAGTATCTATTTTCTCAACCAATTTGACTTTTAATGGAGGTGCCAATACAACGAGAACAGCCACTACACCCGCTGTATTGACTTCTAATCCTATAAGTTTTGCTATTGGTGATAATGTAGAGGTTTTTGTAACTGGAATTGGCTCAATCACAGCAGGACAGGGATTGACAATCTATTTAATGTAACATTTAAAAATAAAATAATATGACTGATTTAAGTAAAGGTATTTTGATCTTCTGGTTGCTTGCAACACGTAATTACGAAACAGCAATAGAAGGCATTGATTACGAAGTAAGAAACCCAAACGCAGCATGTCCGAATACGGATGGCAACCCTATAGATTTCACAGGTGCACCAGGAGCTGAAAATTATGAATGGCTTCTTAAACCGGACGGTGTCCATGTAGGTGTTGATTATCGTATCTATAAAGAAAATATTGCTCAACGACCTACTCAAATAAAAGATGTTGAGTATCCTAATTATAGCATCTATTTAACTGAATATGGAGTTGTAAGACGTTCGAATGATGAATTAATTGCAGCTATCCGACAAATGGAAAGCAAGGCCAATTTATCAGTTCAGGGTGAAGCGGATAAGAACAAAATGGCAATGATGTCACCTGCTGTTTATATGGCACAGGCTCAAAATTTACCTCTAACTACGGATTTGCAAACAGTGGCAGATAGACTTATTGAAGTGGCAAATAAAGCAAATCAGAATGCTGCAAATGCCCAATCTCTAATTTCAGTTGTAACAGCTGGTGGAATCCCGGATATTGATTCAGGATGGGAGTATGATAATATTACTCCACAAGGATTTCCTTTCAACTCATAAGCTATGTTTATTCATTCAGGCAAACAATATATTGAAAGAAGTATGCATTTGATAGACCCATATAGATTTGTAGTTCCCTTGCCAATGCAATCTTTTGTAGCGCCAGTTGGATTCAACCCAGACACACAAGAATTGAATATTGCTAAGTCCTATTTTGCCTACTCAGATGTGAATAAGAAGTATGTATTTAGTATTTCTTCTGGCTACCCAACAACTGTATTACCAGCTGTTTCTGGACGTTCATATGCATATTCAGAAAATGGTAGTACCCTATATACAGCAATAGGAAGTGGGACAGTTACGTGGACTATAGGAAGTGATAGAAGGGTTATAATTGTTATAGATTCAAGTGCAACTATACAAGCTAGTTTGCCTATGGGTGTGATTTGGGCGTATTTAGGTAATAAAGTAACATCTGTTATTGGTAATGGTACGACGGTAAAATATATACATTGCGAATCATTAAATTCCATTACATCAATACCACCATCCTCATTTTATTATGCTCAATCATTGACAGGTGTATTGACTATCCCACCAACAATGACGGTTATTGGCTATCAATCATTTTATAATGCATGGTACATGACGAAAATAATAATCCCAAGCACTATTATAAGTATGGGAAATGATTGTTTTTCACAATTACCTGTTTTATCCGAAGTTGATTGTTATGCTATAAATCCTCCGTCGTTTACGTGGAATCCTGATTTTGTTGGTTCACATCCAACTGGACAAACTCTGCACGTTCCTGTAGGGAGATTGGCGGCATATAGAGCGGCAAATATTTGGAAAGATTTTATAAATATTATTGAGGATTTATAAGAAGTATTTTTATTTAACTCAGGAGGCGGGTAATTAAAAAAACCTCCATCGCCATTCACACGGCTCTCACGCCGTGCAAATATTTAAGGTGCAGACACACCACGACAGAGGCTAAACTAAAAGCAAAAATAAACAGTAATGAGGGAACCTTTTAAAAGTATGATTGTAAAAGGGCTAAAGAGATTAGCAGAAAAAATTGAAACTGGTTACTATAATGAACTAACAGATGACCAATATGACAAGTTAAGATCTGCTACACTATTATACCTAGAAGTCGAAATTGAACTAGAACAACAAAGACATGGAACTACTAAGAATTGATCTAACTTTCTTTCTAACAGTATTTGGTATTATATGTGGTGTACTTGGGGGTTCTGGTGGTTTAATCATTGCCCTTATTTACCTACGTAAGAACCATAAACTAAAAGAACAGGAAATTATTATCAATACCCAAAGGATTCAAACTAGTGAAACTAAACCTCTGTATGACCTATTGGCCGAACTTCAGAAAGATAAAGAGATATCAGCTAAAGAAAAAGAATCCTATAGGTTAGAGATTGAAAATGGGCATAAAGCAAGGGAAGCTCTTGAGAAAAGGATAAGCGATATAGAAGATAGGGAAAGAAAGAGGGAGATGTTACTCCTTGAAACTGAGAAGTCAAAATTAATCCTTGAAAGAGCAATAGGCTATGGTATACGCTGCACTACAGGTGAGGCAGATTGCCCAATACGTAGTGAACTAAAACAATTAAAATTAAGTTTATATGGCAAATGACATTTTAAAACACTATGAGGGTTTACATGATGGGGACCTTCACCAAATTGGGCTACAACCTAAAATGGATCCAGTAGGAATCTGGACTGAAGGTTGGGGAAGGGCAATGTTATACAAAGGCAAGTTTCTCAAAGGTTCAGCTAATGAAGCTATAGCCAATAAACTGGCAACCATCAAAACTATTGAACAGGCAGATGCTGCATTGGTATCAGACCTTAACCCAATATGGGCTATCATTGCAAGGAAGATAACCATACTATTAACCCAGTTACAGAAAGAGACCCTTGCATCTCATATATATAATACGGGGGGTAGTAGTACACTATACAACCTTATTAACTCTAGGTCACCAGAATTAGCTAATTGGTGGATGGCACATTACATTACTGGGCAAGGTAATCCAAAGCCACAACCTGGTCTAGTGTACCGGAGGAAAACAGAAGCATTATACTTTACTACGGGTGTTCTTAAATTCTACAACTAACCTTATTAATAAAAGGCTATGAACTCACCAAAAGTAACAATAAGGTTTGGAAACTCTAAGCCTTACCCGCAAATACCAAAAAATGTAGTACCTGACAATCCAATTATATTAGATGTTGATATACTAAGGGCAATTAGAGATGAAAACCCCCAATCAACCCAATTAGCTACTCTCTTTGATGATAGTAAGGACCCATATACTGAGTGGTGGTCTAATAATAATGGTGCTATGTTTGGTTCAAATACAGAACTCCAGAACTTAGTTTACTTGGGTGTAATAAAAAATCTACCAAGTATCCTAGATCCCAAAAAGTGTTATTATTTAAAGCTTGCTAGTAAAACATTAAATTCTTTAAATGTATCAGGACTAACTAACCTATTAATGATAGAGTGCAGCAATAATACAATTAGCACTTTAAACCTTAATGGACTAAACCTATTACAAACTGTTAATTGTAACAATAACACCATAACCTCATTGAGTATGGATAAAGTATCAAATGATTTCAATCTTTTTGGTTGTGGTGGTAATAGCCTGAGTCCAAGTGGTATACAGCTACTATTTAGTACTATTGTAAAAACTAGTAATGAAGGGGGTTATATATACCTAGCTGATGGTACTAACTCACCTTACCCTATGTGGCCACAACAATCAATTGATGATTATAACCTTCTTATATCTAGGAACTGGGAAATTGTATATAATCCTTAAACATAATATAAAATGAAGAAACTAAAAAAACTTTGGCTTAAACTTGTAGCTGACTTAAAGTCTGCTACACCTAAAATCTACAAGTGGATAATGGGCATCCTAATTGGTCTGGCTGGTATGGCAGTTACAATATCCTATGCTTTTGATACTTTACCAGCAGCATGGCAAACATTAGTACCTGAGACAATATTAAAAGGACTTGCAGGACTTGCTCTACTTGGTGCTGTTCTGGCAAAGAAACAGAATATAAAGTCTACTGACCCACCAGCTACTATAGAGTAACCATACACAATACTAATTATATAAACTATATAGGATGGCATCTAATAAGGTAAACATAAACATTCCCACTCCTACCATTGAGATTAAACTCGAAGGAGATTGGGCAAAAGCTGTAATGATGCCCCAGTTAGTTGTAAAATCAATTGCAGAAGGTTATGAGTTAGCAACAAGAGATTGTTCTAAAGATATCATAAGGATAGTAAAACAAGCTTTAAATACTGGCTTACCACCACCTGGTGCTCATTGGCCACCATTATCACCCACAACAATAAAGTCACATGGTAACCATACTGTATATAAAATGACTGGTTTTTATGAGAGGTCAATAGGTGTACATGTATATAAGGGCAGGGTACTAATTGGTATCCCCCTTAATATACGTGCTCCTGGGGGTTTAACTATAAATCAACTTGCTATCCTACTTGAACATGGTAGTACTAATAAGGGTGGGGGGGGTATACCACCAAGGCCCCTTTGGGCACCTTCATTAGAAGCCTATGGTGGTACTAAAAGAATAAAGAAGGTAGTTATACAAAATATAAAGAACTGTATATTTAAAAATACGGGTATAAGCCCTAAACAACTCACAATTCAATAGCCATGGTAAATACCCAAGAGATCATAGAGAGATCCATATATTCTGCACTACTATCAATTGCTATTAATCAAGGTTACTCTCTAGACCCAGCTAATTATTTGCCTGCAACACCACAATCAGCTATCACTTTTGAAAGTGATAAAAAAGCACTACTAGACTCGGGAAAATCATTTGTTGGTATATATGGTGCAGGTAACAACCAATCAAGGGGAATAAAAGAGTGCCCAAGGATAACACTAGAACCTCAGGGTTTCTTTCCTGGTGATATAGGCTTCCCCAAACAACAAGTTGATAAAAGCGAAGATGGTTCATTTTTAGTAAGTGAGTCAAACTATACTGAATCTGTTGATCAGTTGGTAAATATCCACTTAACTGCTAACAATATATCCGATATGAGGTTATTACATAACATATTAAACTCATCAATTCCTCAGAGGGGTTATATAAAACCCTATATATATGATTTAAAACCTTTTGATGGGAATATATACATACAACTATCAAACTTCTTTTCACTGCCTGATACTGATAAGGGTATAATGGAAAAAGTATACCAATTCATGGTTAAGGATACAATTTTAAATGAGTTATTCATACCAACTGGTGAAATTATATCTCCTATAAAAGACATATCATTGCTACTAAGTGAAATTGAGTTACTTAAAATAAACTAATAATTATCAACTTAATAAATTAAAAAACGTATGCCCAATTCACCTAATGTAAAGATTGGCTTTGAAAACCAAAATGTCCAAACCAGTGCACCATCCTTAGGTGTATCTCATGTATTGGCAAGGACTACCAAGGGCTCATTCAATGACCCTAGTAAACTAATAAGAAATATATCTCAGTTCAGAGATGTATATGGTAGTGAGATAGTACCTGATGGGACAATATCTAATATTGAAAAAGCCCTATCGGGTGGTTCCACATTACGTATTTGCCGTGTACCTGGGGGAGGTATAGAAAAAGCAGTTGCTTTATCTGCAGTCTATGATGAGGCAGATGGTGTAGTATATACTGATTCATTAACAGTGGTTACTGATGATATTGGAGACAGCTTCAAAATAGTTATCACAATGGGTGATTCTAGGTTAATTGAACCAATAAATAAGACAGTATTTACACTTGAAGTTGCAATGCGTACTAAAGAGTACACTGACTACCCCAACAAACTTATTAAGGTAAAACTTAATACCAATGGCCTTTTAGTTGTAGAACTTTACAGTAATGTATACCGGTACACAGATGTAAATCCAACTAACCTAGTAGAGTCTATACCTGTAATGTTACTAAAAACTGTTGATGTAGCAGGTAAATATGTAATAACTGATGTTGATACATCCCGCTTTAGTAGCTTATTGAACAATCAATCAAGTACAAACTTAGAATTTGTAATTGGTGCATTAACTAAATCCACTACAACTGTAGGTACTGTAGATACTGTTACACCACTTACAACTGTAACGGGTTTACTTAACTATATTGACCATAATAGAGATAGGTTTAAATATGGTACTGCTGATACAATTGGATATGGTAATGAGGACAACACTGGCTCTGTATTTACTGAAGGCTTGATCTACTTATTCGACGGTGGTAATACTGGTATTGCATCCACACCTGAAGATTGGATAGCCTCTATTGAATACTTAAGGGATTATGTAGATGCATATCAGATAACTTGTTCACACTTGAGCCAGCACCTTATTGAAGCTGATGCAAAAGAAGTACATATTGCAATGGCCAACTTTGTAAATGAAGTAGAAGAATTAGTGTATTATATTGACATACCAAAATATAAAACTCCTGGTACCCCAATGGTATACAGTGAACTCATCGCTTGGGTAATTGATATGGTTACAACAATTGGGCATTCAAAATATGTAGCTTACTTTGGTGGGGGTTACAAGTATTACAACTCAACTGGGGTTTTAAAAAACTGCGATAATATTGGAACCATACTAGGCTTAGGTGATGCCTGTGCAACTGCTTTTGGCCCTTGGTACCATTTCTCAGGAGTAAACCGGGGTTTAGTAACTGAATCTGTTGGTCCAGTTTCACCAAACTATGGTTCACCTTCAAACTACAATAAATTAAATGAGATAGCTAATGCTTATATTAATATGTCTGTAGTTAAGGATACCAGGAGTATGGGAAAACAAACTATGTTATTCCATAACTTTACTTCTCAAGTATTGGACAATTCTGAAAAATTCTTGGGTATAGTAAGGTTAAACTTATACCTAAAGAAACTGTTGCGACCAATCCTAGAGTCTTATATTGAAGAGCCTAATACTTTCTCCACTTGGAATAGTTTATACTACATTGTTAAACCACTCCTTGATAAACTGGTTGGTTCAGCAATGGTTAGCTATACTTGGTATGGAGATCAATTTGCAACCTCTTTTAAAGACATGGAAGTTAACAAAGAGGCTGATGTAAGGGTAGGTAAATACCTAGCTAAACTATCCTACATAGATATAGTTGCTATGCAAGAAATTGTACTAAGTGTTACTATAGATGCTGTTGCTGGTTCTGTAACTATTTCAAAAACCTAATTAAATTAATAACACATGGCTAAAATAAAAAATCCTAGGAAGAAATTCCTATGGGCGATAACATTTATCAATCACCCAATAAACACTTACCTATTTCAAAAGGTAAACCTTCCTGAAAAATCGCTGGAGCAAACTGAACATGCGGATGTAAACCGAGATGTAAAGACTGCTGGCCGTGCAAAAATTGGTAACATGACTGCTGAGAAACTGGAGACAACTTCTGGTTCTGATACTTGGTTATGGGATTGGATGCAAAGTATCCAGGACACAAAACTTGGTGGTGGCTTAACCCCAGAACAATATTGGGAAACTGTAAAGGTAGATGAACTTGCAGAAGATGGGGTATCAGTTTTAAATACCTGGATCCTTGAAGAAGTCTGGCCATTAAAACTAAATGGCCATGAATGCGAAAGAAAAAGTTCAGACAATACAATTGAAACTATTGAATTTTCAGTAGGTGACTTAGATAAACTTTAATATATCCAGCATTAAAAGGTATGGCTCCAAAAGGGTCATACCTTTTATAGTTTTATAAACATCAACAACAACAAACAACACAATGGAAACAACACAACCACAAACAAGAACATTTGAATTTATTGCTCCTTCGGGGCACAGTTACACTATCAGGGAACAAAATGGTGAGGATGATGATATCCTATCAAACCCAGTAAGGGCAAAAACTTTACAGAATCTATCAGACTTTGCATCGGGTTTAATTGTAACTAACACACGTAATAGTGGAAGACTTACTTCTGATGAAATACAAGAACTCCCCGCTTTAGACAGGTATGTAATACTATTCAACTCTAGGGTATTTTCAATTGGCAAAGATGTTGATTTTGAATTTGATTGGGGGAAAGAGAATGGTGGTATAGCTCAATATGAAGTAGATTTAAATGACTTCCTATTCGATTACAGTTCTGTACCAACTGAAGAAGTATTAAACAGTAAACCTAATGCTGTACCATTCTACCCAGCACCTGAAAAAGAAAAGGGCATAGAAATAAACCTTACATCTGGCAAGGTTGTATCATTTGACTTACTATCAGGTACTGGTGAAACCTATATGGTATCCTTACCAATTAAAACAAAGAACTCTGAATTAAAGGCTCGTAACCTTAAATTGAGTGTACAGGGTAAATTTGAAGTAGTAGAAAACTTCAGGTTATTCTCAGTAAAGGATATGATGGAAATCAGGGCAAAAGTAAATGAGTATGACCCTATATTTGCGGGACAAACAGATATTGAGAATCCCCATAAAAGTGATCAGAAAACTATAATCAATGTAGTTGCTATACCAGGTTTTTTCTATCCGGGGGAGATTTAATTAGTGACTTCGCTTATGTAACAAGGTCTAAGATATACATAGACTTTGTTACATTTAGTAAACTCCCCCTAAGATTAAAAAAAAGATTCACTGAGGATGCTGAAGGGTACTTTAAAGAGATAAATAAGAATATTCCTAACATACCTACCTAAAAACAAATAATATGTTTACATCAGGCTCACCTAATGCTGGTCAATTACAGATTGGTATTGCTCTGGTACTCCAGGACAGATTCACAAACCAAGCAAGGGAAGCCTCAGCCCAAATAAGGAGGTTACACCAAGAAGCAAAGAATGTAACTAATGCTAATTTAAGTGCAGCACAGAGCCTAGCAGGTACTGGTGCTGCAATTGGAGCAGGTATGAGTATGGCTCTCTATGGTGCAGTAAAACAGGGTGCTGCATTTATAGATATGATGACTTTTGTTGATGCTATTGCAAAAAAGAATGGCGTAACAATGCAGGAGTTAACTAAGCAAGCCAGGTCATTAGGTAGAGATACCATGTTTGATTCCAGAGATATTGCATCTGCTATGAAGTTCATGGCACAAGCTGGTCTAGATACAAAGGAAATAACTGCTAATATCAGAGGTGCTGCTAACTTAGCTGGTGCAACAGGTGTATCAGTTGGAGAGAAAGGTGGAGCTGCAGATATCCTTACTAATGTTATGAAGGTATTCCGGATGGAGTCCTCAGAGCTAAATTCAAACAGAGTTGCGGATATTCTTACTAAAGTAACTACCCGGTCTAAGGTATCACTCTCAGAATTAAATGAGAGTATGATATATGCGGGTAGTACTGTAAGTAGTTTAGGTGGCTCTCTAGAGCAAACTGCAGCATTTGTTGGAGTACTTGCAGATGCTGGTATACGAGGTTCTATGGCTGGTACTTCTATGTCTAATGCATACAGGTATTTAGCAAGGTCTTTGGGTGACCCAAAATTCAAAGGCAACAAAGCATTACACTCATTGGGTTTAGGTAGACAGGATTTTATTGATGCTAAAGGCAACCTGATTGATATAGGTGCTGCAATGGTCAAGGTAAACTCTAAAACCAAGAGCATGAACAACATTGATAGGTTCAATGCTTTGGTAAGTATATTCAATGTACGTGGAGAACGTGGTGCTACCAATATGATTGCTAGTATTGATCGTTATGGTACACTATTAAGCGAGCTACAAAACAACTCTCAGGGTGCTTCAGCAAAAATCATGGAGATGAGGATGGCTAACATTGCGGGGGGTATAGATATTATGAACTCATCACTTGAGAACTTGGTATCTACCTTCACTGAAAAAGTTGCCCCCACTTTAACCCCAATATTTGTAATGATAGGTAGTATATTTGATGCAGTATCTGCTGTATTAGACATACCATTCTTAGGGCCAGCCATATCTGCTTTTGTTGTATTTGGTACACTTTTAGTAACTGTTAGACTTGGTATAATAGCTATAACTGCTGCAGGTAGGCTGATGTTCAATGACTCTACTGTATCATTTGCAAATATGATATCTGTAATGTCAGTTGGTTGGAAAACAGCAACTATGTCTGCTTCTCAATATGCTGCAGTACAAGCTGGTATATTAGCTGCACAAAATGCCGGGATGGCTGGAGGTGCAGCAAGGGCTTTTGCAGGTACTGCTGGTGCCACATTTATACATGGTAACCCAGGACAATATGCTGGGGGAGTAATGTTTAGGAATGGCAGGTATTATCAACAAACGGGTAGAGGTGCAACTGGTGTAACAAGGATATCTGCTGCTACAGCTTCTAGTGTAATGGGTGGTAAGACACCACAACAGTTAGGCATAATTGGTGCAAGTCCTGCAAGTCTAGGTATAAGGGGTGCTGGTGCTTGGGGTGCTGTTAAAGGAGTAGGTAGGTTTGCTGGTAATCTACTTGGTGGCCCATTGGGCATTGCCCTATTTGGGATAATGTTTTTACTACCAAGGCTGATAAGTGCATTCTCAGATAATACCAATTCTCACAATGATAACACTTCAGCAGTTTCTACTAACAATGCAATAGAGATGGAGAAACTAAGGAGATCTACAACACTTAACCAGGAAGAACAGAACATTATGTTGGCTAGGTCATTGGATAACCTTGCACTAGCACTGGGTTCAGGTGGCCCTGCTGCAACATTGATAATAAATGTAGATGGTAAAGAAACTACAAGGAAAGAAATACAAAAAAGTAATAGTGAACAGGTTATAAACATAGGGTCATATTAATTATGGAAAAATCTAATAAATGGAGGGACCTGTTACTAAAGAACAGGGGTGGTAGGGAGTTATTACCAGTACCTCTACCACAATTACAGAATGTATACAATAGTATTACACAGGATGGTAATGTATCACCCTTATTAACTAGTCCCCTTAACAAACTTTGGAGGGCTAGGATTATAATGAATAGGGCCACATCTCCCATGGAAAAACACCATGATACTAAAATAATTGAAAAGGTTATAACTACAAGGGAGAATAGACTTAAAAGGGATAACCAATTATCAAAGGTAATAAATACTCCTGATAAACTAAATTACTCTAGAGCACCTGAAACTAAAAGGTCTATAACTAATCATGTAATTATAATCAACCCACATACTAAACCCATAACTAAACTTATCCTACAAGCTTTTTCAAATATAGAAGTAACACCAGAGTCAACCTGGGCAGTTGTAAAAAGCATGGGTAGGAATAATCCCTTCTATATGTTCACTGGTTCTGAGGATACTCTATCCCTTGAGATATCCTGGTATTCCATGGATGATAACCGGGAAGATGTAATAAATAAATGTAGGTTACTAGAGTCATGGACTAAATCAGATGGTTACACTTCATCACCACCCACTTTATGGATATCCTGGGGAAATTCTGGTATGTTTGAAGGTGACTCATTCATACTTAAGTCTGCCCCATATAAGCCATCTAACTTTCAAAACTCTTATAGGAAGGGTGAAAGGAAATCAACAAATGAAATTATAGATTTAAAATTATTCCCAAATTCAGCTACTCAGACCCTTACATTCAACAGGGTTACAAGTGATAACAGGAAGCATGAAGATATAATTCCAAATTCTAAATTAAAAACTACTAGAGGAGTAATATTATAACCTATGCAAGATACAACAAGCCCATATAGTAATGCCTACGGTTTAGAATATGAAAATGGTGATATCATTTTACAAAGGGTACCATTTGATTATACACCAAGTGAATTTGATGTAATCCATACTGTTAAAGATGGTGAAAACATACAAAGCATATCATATCAGTATTATGGTGACTCTGGTAGGTGGGGTGATATAGCTGATGCAAATGCTATATATAACCCCATTGTAGAACTAGTACCAGAACTCCAATTAATTATACCAGATGGAAGACAATAAACCTATACTTAAGGATGGGACTGGCACACCCTATATAGCTATATTTAATTCGAGAGGTAAGCCTATTATAGACCCTAAGAATAAGATACCAATAGGTATGAATGTTTATGATTGGTGGTATGAGTATAATGAAGAAAAAGAAGATAGTGCAGAAATAGCACTTGAAACTGATAACCCCAACTTAGTAGATCACCCAGACCTAAATATCCAATCAACTATAAATATGCAATGGGGTTACATATATGCTGATGGTACTAGTCATTGTGGTCCAGTAAGGACTGTAATAATACGAGATACTAATGTAGAGTTTGGAACTAATGGTACCAGGCTAGTTTTAATCTGTACTGATAGCTTTGCAACTACTAAAACTACTCCAGCTGACATGGAGGAAAAGGCATTCATAATGTGGGTAAAGAATAATATACAAGGTAAATTCTTTGTTGAAATAATAGACCACACTACAAATACCCAACTGTATATAAAACCAGTAATAAAGAAACAGCCCAATGCCCAACAAGATAAATAAAGTATTCTTATCACCACAGTCTGCTACACCAGATTCTGTTACTGGTAAGACTAGTCAGGATGATATAGGCACTGTAATAATGAATACTAATATGACCCTATCAGGTGAGTCATCAAAGTATGGTGAAGGTGATACCTTTTCAATGGAGAATCAGAAAATATCATCCATGAGGATTATGACTGGTACTGGTAAAAACCTATGGAACCAGTTAAAGAAAATGGCTAATCAGTTACCTAATGCACCATATATGATGGATAGCCGGGATGGTGGTATAGTTATACATAATCACCATTTCAACCAAACAACTAAGTTACATTATACATATGCTGGTGGTAATGGCGAACTAATAAGGGTATCCTTTAAAACACAAAAGAAGGTTGCCCCATTAGATGTAACTGCTAGTTCAAAGATTGATCCAGAAACCAAAACAATAGAAACAACAGTTAAACAAGGTATCCAAGTACCATGGAGATTATACCAACCGATGTCTGAGGAAGATAGGAATAGTAGGCAATTACAACAATCCTGGCATTCTGATGTTGATCCCATGGTAGCAGGTGGTAAACTATCCATGGATGACATACAAAAATCAATTATTAAGGGTAGGAGTATAAGTAGTAGGCCAAAACAACTATCAGAGCTTGAGATTCAGAAGGGTTACTATAAAAGGTATAAGTATGAGAAAGAAGTAAAAGATGAATATTCTAAAAATTATGATATAACCCAGGAAGATGTTACCTCATATTTTAACCAGGCTAAGAGTAAGTTCACCAATTACCTTGCTGATGCTAAAAGGACAGGCAATATAGAGCCTCTTCTTAAATCCACTTCTATGGGTAAGTTTATAGTAAAGAAAAAAGTTACTATAAAGTCTTGGGTTAATCCATATGAGTATGCCCAAAAGGAAGGTAACAATAGTGGCAATCACCCAAAGGGGAGTTATAACTATGGTCTAGAGATAATGAAGAGTTCTCCTAATATTGTTGTATTAGATAAACTCAGCCCTAAGGGTACACAAAAATTTACTGGGGATGAAAACATAACTGGTAAAAATGCTAATGATCGTAACACTAAAGTATTAGCTATTGTTGATAAAGAGATTGAAATAGAGCTGGATGGTGCAAGGGTATTTGCAGCTGCAACCCCCCAGCAAATTGCTGATATATATGCAGAGAATGACATATTAACTACTAGTTTAAAACAAGTAGTAGGTACAATGGTAACAGTAGGTAGGCCAGAATTATGTACTAGTATGGTAATAGGTGTAGCTAATATATCTAATAAATACAGTGGTGGGTGGTATACTAAAAAAGTAAAACATACATTCAATAATTCAGGGTACATATGCGAAGCTGAGATTATTAGGAATGGTACACCTATAACAGTTGCAACCACCCACTCTAGAGTTCATACACCATCAGTATACAATGAGTTAAATAAGGTAGCTAAAGATAAAATAGCTGCAAATAATACTGTTGATACCTCAACTGAGGTTAAACAAGCATTAAAAACATATTATGAAAAGAACCCAGGTAAGAAGGATACTAATATTGGTACAGTAGTTACACCTACATCTACAGGTACTAAAATTGAAATATATCCAGCTAAAGAAGAGAGGACTAATATATCTAATGCTAGGGAAGATGTAAAAAAGAAACTTAAATAACACTACTATAATGAATATCGGAGAAGTTATATCAGATAGGGGATTAGAAGCAATAGGCAGGTACTACTCTAAGTACCGTGCTATTGTTGTTGAAAATAAAGACCCAGATGACCTGGGTAAACTAGCAGTAATAGTACCACAAATTGGGATGAATAATTCAGTATGGGCATACCCCTGTATAAATGATGGTACAACTAAAGCTGGTTTTAAATGGCTAACACCTAAGATAGGTGCTATCATTTATGTAGAGTTCCAAATGGGTGACCCATTATACCCATTATGGTCTTATCATGGTTGGGCAAAAGGCGAGAAACCCAATGAGCTAAAAGGTTTAGATAATATAGGTTTTGTAACACCACATGGTCATATGGTTGTATTAAATGATATAACTGGGGAATTAACCATATCTCTAAAAGACCCTGAAAATGAGAAAAAAGAAGTAACAAATATCCATGCTAATAATGGGGAGTTTACTTTAGACACCACAGATGATATAGTAATAAAGGGGAGTAAGATACATATGATGGGTGCACAGGTTGGTACTACTTTAACAGATAAGTTACTAATAAAATTAAACCTGCTAGAAACCGAGTTAAATACTTTAAAAGCCGCCCTAGCTACAAGCTCAGCAACTGCAGCATTACTACCAATACTAGTACCTACTTATGTTCCCCTTGCAGCTTGGTCTGCTTTACCCCCTTTAGTGTTAACCAAAATGATTGACATAGAGAATAAAGAAATACTACAATGAATAATGACATACTAAAAAATGCTATAGGTTCTGGGGTATTATTCCCTATAGAATTAACCTTAACCAGTGACAATACCCATACTTGGGGGACAGTATCTGGTGATATATCTCTGATAGAGAATAATTTAAGGTCATTGCTATTTTACCAATTAGGGCAAAAGATAAGGGAAGAGAGTTTTGGTACCCGACTACAAGAATGCCTTGAAGAACAAAATACCCAATTACTAACTTTCCTAGTAAAACGATTTGTTATAACAAGTATAAAACTATGGGAGCCAAGAGTAGTATTACTAGCAAATGATGTAATGGTTACCCAGGTAGATGAATTTCTAAATCTAACCCTATTACCAAAAGTAATTGTTACCCAAAATGTATTAAACATAGATTTTAATTATAACACTAAAACAGGAAACCTATATGTCAACAACTAACCCATGGCTTAACCCTTTACAAAGGTCATATAACCAGATAAAGGCAAAACTTATTGAGAACTTAAAACTTAAGGTTCCAGAAATAACAGATTTTAGTGAGGGTAACATATTCATGATCCTTATTAGTATCTTTGCTTCTATTTCAGAAGTACTGCATTATTATATTGATAACATGGCATCAGAAACTTTCTTTATAACTGCAAGAAGGTATTCTTCATTAAAGAAACATGCTAAGATGGTAGACTACCATATAAGGTGTGCAAACCCATCTCAGGTAGATATATTGCTAAGCCTTGTAGATGGTGGAGTATTAGGCCAGGATATATACATACCATCAGGGATAGTATTTACATCATTAGATGGTAAACCCTATTTATCCACAAAAAACCTTATGTGGAAGGCTGGTAGTTATAGTATACTAGTTCCCGTAATACAAAAAGAGTTAGTAGAAGAGGTAACATTTGGTATAAATACATCAGATGACATTGTTATATACTTGGGTACATTAGGCAATGGCTTATTTTATGCAGAAGGCTCTATGTCAATAAGCTTAAGTGGTATACCATGGGAGTTGGTAGATACTTTTGCATATAGTAAACCAAATAGTAAACACTATATGGTAGAGTTAGATGATAACTACTTGCCATATATAAAATTTGGTAATGGTACATATGGTATGAAACCCCCAACTAATAGTACTATAGTTGGTAGTTTTTATGCTACTTATGGAGACCTGGGTAATCAACCAGCTGGTACTATTACAGCTATACCCCAAACACTATTCTTTCAATTACCTGAGGGTGTAAGTATAACCTGCATAAACCCACATGCTTCAACAGGTGGTAGTAATTATGAAAACTTTGATATGGTAAAAGAAAACTTACCCCTAAGTATAAAGACCTTAGGTGTTGCCATATCAGCAGATGATTATGAATCAATTGCTAGGTTAGCACCAGGAGTAGATAAGGCATACGTAAATTATAAATGTGGTAAGTTCATAGATATATATATAACCCCATATGCAGGTGGTATTGCTTCTAGTGGTCTATTAGATGATACCTATAAGTTCATCCTTAAAAGGAAGGTGATTACCACTAGTATTAAACTATACCCCACAATTGAGGCCCATATAGTATTAGCTGCAACCATAACTGGTAAAAAATCGTTTAAAGCAAATGATATAAACCTACAGGTAATAAATTCACTATTCTCAAGCTACAGCTATAATACAAGCGATATTGCTAAACCTGTAAGGTTATCAGACCTATATTCTTTAATTGATAACCTACCAATGGTGGACTTCCTTAAGATTGATAACCTGTATATCATACCCATTTTTACTAAAGTTGGTGCTACTACCCAGGTAATAAATATAAACTCTATAAATTTAATCACAGTATTAAACACTAACACCTATGTGATTAAGTTTAGTTCTATAGACGGTAAGTTACATATATTAAGAGGCAATAACCAGGATACTGGGGTTACAATAACACCCAGCACACCAACTACTATAAACCTAGATGGAAATAACTGGCAGGTAAATATAAGTCCCCCCACTAGTGGAGTTTATACTAATGGTGATATGTGGAGATTCACCTTACCACAAAACAAAATTGACCAAGAGATAAGTGACTTTACCATCCCCATATTCAATGACATAAGCAATATCACCTTAGTTATAAATGAAGTAGTATGATAAATTTGAAAAGCTTAATAGACTTGTTACCTATATATTTCAAGGATAGGGACACATATAAAAATGAAGAAGAAGAAGGTATACTAGAAAGGTTCCTTCAGGTATGTGGTGATTACTTTAATGATGTTGTAACACCAGACATTGATAACACTGTAAATTTAATAGATATTGATGCTACAGATGAGATTTACCTAAACTATATCTGGGAGTTATTTGGGTCTATACCATACGCATATGGCATACTAATTGACACTAGATTATGGGACACATACAGCAATATCAGTAAAAATCAAGAAGCTTGGTTAAAGGCCATTGAAGCATTACCACCAAGGGCTAATGCTAGAGACCTATTAAAGTTTGCCATTCCCTTATATAAGATACGTGGTACTATAAACTTCTACAGTGTCCTATTAAAGTTTTATGGGTACAAATGCATACTATCTGATCCAACAGGTGATTTTGTTAATCCTTACCCAGAGATTAGTTATTATGATAGTATACCTTACTATGATTCAGGTTTACTATACGACTCCAATGAAGTATATGATGAATCAAAAAACTGTTTAAGTTGTGTGGGTATAAGCCTAAGCATATACGTATCACATGAGGTTGATTATATGACACCTGATTTCTTTAGTAGGTTATGCTCTTTATTAAATAGGTTTAGGCCATTAAATGTTAAACCTTTTGATAAATCAAACATACTATTATATAATAGGTTACCAAGTGAGTTAGTTTATGATTATGATGACTACATAACTGATTACTACTTACAAAGCATGTTAAACATATAACAAATTAATATAAAAATATATGAGTGTAGTACCATCACAAAAAAGATACAGGGACTTCAAGTCGCCTGTTGAGTCTAAAGATTCTGCTGAGTCTCTTGCAATATTAAGTGGGATAGGCCCAAAATTTGGTTTTGATTATGTACCTGTTACTACTATAGTAGGGGATACTGTAAATATCACTATTAGGTCAATAGAGAATAGTTCTCCAGGTCTATCTCCTGGTATAAAGAACAGGTACCTTGTAGATAAACTCCAAAACATACTATACCCCAGGGGGGGAGTTATTACACCTGATGGTATATTAACCCTAGTAACTGAAGACCTTAATATGTCATTCAATAAGTTGGGTGCATCAGTATTTATGGAAGGTGAATTAGCCTATGTAGAGGCTGTAATAGTTGCTAATCATTCTTATATAGAGGAGGAAGGTTTATTAAACAGTACTTCATTTGAGTTAATAGTGAATACAGATGAAGTTTCTATATATGAAGTTACAAAACCAGCTTGGGGTATAAATTCTTGGTTATCTCATCCTTCATTATCTGTACTGGATAAAAAAACTGAGATAGTAGTAGGATTGTTAAAGGTTTATATTAATAACTCTAACACCACCTGTATACTGCCATATGACTACCAATGGCCTAATCCTATAAACCTATCCCAGAATACATGGGAAGCTTTCACTACTAATTACATCAATTTTAAGAATGGTACTAATGATAGCCTAACAGATGTTAATGAGCAAATAGGTTCACTATCTACTGCTTTATCTCAACAGGCTACTGAAATTGGTACCAATACAGAAAACATCAATGGTACGATATTATCTATTAGGGGTTACAAGAAAACTTGCCAAGTTCTTAATAATGGTGTAATGTTTTCCAGTAGTGGTCAATGGGACATGGTAGTTGGTGAAGAGCAATTTGTATATTCATTAGTTGGGCCGGGTCGTAGTGGCCATATAACTGGAAGGATGGCAATAAAGAGAGCAACTAACCCCCTCAATGAAGCACCCATAACCCTAACCTTTCCCTTAAGTACTGTACTTGACACAACAAAGATATTTACTGATCTATATGGTAAAAACTCAGATAACATTGAAGATAACAATGTAGTAACCCTAAAAACATCTATGGGGGCAAATGCTATATATAATTATGGCAGTGTAGTTGCTGTTAGTAGGTTAAATAAGAACCTAGTAGTACCAGGTCAATTATTCATAAATTCATCAAACCCAAGCAACCTTACTATATCCATGTTGTTAGCTGAGTTTGATGTAACTGACATTGTAGACATATACTTCAATGGCAAGTTTCATTTCTAAATAAAGAATAGTTGTTGTTTTGTTGATGTGGCGAAGGTTTGGGTTACTTTAACTCAGCCTTCGCTTTTTCGACTGTTATTTCTATTTCTTTCCTTAATGCAGTAATAAAATTAGAGTGGGTCTTAGTCCTTGGTAAGTCAAAAAAATCTAATAACATAATAATGCTGGGTTTAGAGTTCTGAGTTTTCATCATATCTTTTATAAACTCAGGTGGATCATTCTGTACTTCAAATAACAGGAATGCATCTGGGCTTAAATTATTACGCATAAATGTATATAACCTATCCATCCTGGCTTGTATTAATTCACTTTCTGAATGATCTTCAATAAGCTCTTTGCTATCATCAAATAAATCTTCCATACTTGTCAATGCTTGATAGTATTCTGACTGTTCAGTATAGGCCTTCCTAAGTAACCTATTTTTAAATGTCATAAGTGAACTTATAAGGGTAGCCCTTAAATGTTCTTCACTATATTCCCCCTGATACTTATTAAATACATAAAGAAACTTATCCCAGAAATAAGATTGGATAACATCATTGGGAACATTAAACCTTCTCTCATCCACATTTCTAGCCAACCTTTTAACTAAAGGTTTTAAGTTACGGTATAGCTTATTAAAAAGCATCTCATCGTAATCCTCCATTACCTTCAACCTATGCAGTTCACTGCCATCACTATTTATTTCCATATTTGAATTATTAATTATTTGCAAATATAATACATATTTTTATATATGCAATGGAAAGCTAGCACAATTTTTCACCTTAGTAGTATACTTTATGTGGATTGATATTAGGAGATGCTAGCTTATGTACACCTGAGTACTACTATATACTATTATAATACAATAAACAACATTAACTCTAACATGAACAAGAAAGCTAGTACAAAAGAGAAGTTTTCATTTCTCCCGGAATTTCAATTAGAAGTATTAAGATATATTATAAAAGACCCGGATGGTGTAACAGCTTTACAAAAGGTTAAACCTAACTATCTAACACTTATTGAACACTCAATTATTGCAGAGGGTGTATTAACATTCTTTAAAAAACACAGTCGCATACCTAGTAAGCCAATCCTGAAAGAAACCATTAAAAGGGTATTAGAGAGTAAGAACTACCTTGATCTTGTAACACAAGAAGATGTACCTGAGATTAATAAAGTAGTTGATAACCTATACCACAACCCATTAAAAGACCCAGACATTATCAGGGAAGAGGTATTTAAGTTTGCTGCATACGTTGAGATGAAGAATCTCAGTGAGTCATTTGACTTAGAAAACTTTAGTCAGTATAGCGAGTATCAAAACAAGGTAAGTAAGATTATCCAAGAGGCTAGTCCTAAAAAGGTAGATAAACCTTTAATGATGGTAAAGGGTGTTATCAGCAGGCAATTAGATAGGCAGGCAAATCCTAATGTAGTACCAACACCATTCAGGCAACTTAATGAACTAACTAATGGTGGGGGTTATCCAAAGGGTTCAATTGTAGTACTACTTGATAAGGCTAAAGCTAAGAAATCATTCACATTGGTTAATGCTGCTAGGGGTTATCTTAGGATGAAAAAAAATGTATTATATATTGATACTGAAAATGGTAAACGGGAAATTATGGACAGGATGATACAGTCTACCCTTAATAAAACTAAAAAGGAAATGTTTTCTGGTGAACATGATAAGTTAGAACAAAAACATGTTAGGAAATATAAACGAATAGGTTCTGAGTTTATCGTTGAAAGGGTTGCTGCAATGATATCTGATGCTAATGATATCAAGGAAATTATACATACAGTTGAAAAGGAGTTGGGGATAAAGATACATGTATTAGTATTAGATTATGCTGCTAAAATGGCATCCATAGGCAAACACAAAGATGACAATGATAGGCTATTTAATGTATATGTGGAATTACAAAACCTTGCACTAGAAGAAAACATAGAATCGGTTTGGACTGCTAACCATGTTACAAGGGAAGGATCTAAACATAAGGAAACTAGGTATGAGGAAAATGATATTGCATCTGCTATATCTATTGTAAGAAATGCACAAGCTATCATAGGACTTAACAGTACACAGGAAGAAGAAGACAATGAGATACAAAGGATGGAAATAGTAGTTCAAAGGGATGGTAAACCATTTGGTAGAGCACTATTCAACCTAAGTGTTGAAACACAAAGGATGAATGAATTTACAAAGGTTCAAAGGGAAGTATATGATAAAGAGTATGGACCTAAACTAGAGGCATCAATAAAGAAGAAGGTAAGGGCTGGAACAAAAGATGTAAAGGGTAACGGAGATATTTAATCATGGCAAGATACAACAACCAATTTAAAGGACGACTAAAAGCATACCTGATCAAGCGATTGGGTATGTTTGACTATAAGCATGGTTGGATGAAAGGCAATTGCCCCTCATGTGAAAAAGAGTTTAAATTTGGGGTAAACATATCTCTGAATAGAACTAACTGTTTTGTATGTGGCTACAGTCCTTCACCCTTGGATATGGTAATGGACTTAGAAGGTCTTCATACTTATGCTGAGACCCTAGACTTTTTAGATCATGGAGATTTTGAAGGCTATGAATTTAAAGAAGTTAAGGTAGAACTAAAGGAAAGAATTGATGTATATCTACCTGATGGCTTCAGACTACTTAGTTTAGGTAAATCTCAATTAGCCAGGTCTGCAAGAAACTATATTAGTAAAAGGGGGTTTGATATAAAGAAAATGAGTCGTAAGGGCTGGGGCTATTCTAACAGTGAAAAGTATTTCGGTTACATCATAATACCCTTCTACTCCCACAATAAACTAATATACTTTAATGCAAGAAATTATATGTCTACTGGCCCCCGGTATAATAACCCAGATACTGATGTAACTGGGGTAGGCAAGTCAATGATATGGTATAATAAAGATGCATTCTATATGTATAAACAAGTTTATATACTAGAGGGTGCCTTTAATGCTGAAACATTGGGGGATAAAGCAACTGCATCTGGTGGCAAGTTTGTTTCAAGGTACCAGATAAATGATATTATCAAATCACCTGTTGAACGAATAGTAATTGTATTAGACCCAGATGCTATTGATAAAGCAGTTGACTTGGCATTAAAACTGGTTGATTATAAAAGGGTGAAAGTAGTAATACTCCCAGATGGTGAGGATGCTAATTCTTTGGGTAAAAAGGAAACAATGAAACACATATACAAAGTTAGATACCAAAACAGGCAAGATTTAATTAAACTAAAAAATGACTTATGATACTCTGGAAAAAATACAAAGGGATAACTAAAGAATTAATAGATTCAGTGGGTTGGGAATTAGCAGGTGATAGTAGGTCTAGGTATTCTAATACTTTTATTGTAATGGTTAAATTTAAAAACAGTAAAGATCCATATGAGCCAAGGTTTGCTAATATAATAGCATGGGCTGACAAACATGCATACCTTAACGCTAACGATCACGTATACCTTAACATAAATGGTATGTCTGGTTTAACTGAAGTATCCCATTACTCAAGAATAAACCTACCAAAATGAGAGACCCCTCTATACATATCAGAAAATCAAACCTAACCTGCCTACTAAAGGAGCATGGTCTTTCCCAAAAAGATATTGAAAGTATACTAACCCAGGCAAGGAAAATATCATGTGATAACAGGTCAGTATCAATTACCAATGACAAACTAAAGAAGGACTTAACCAGGGTACTTAAAAGTAGTAAGGGAGATACTAACCTATTGGCTGACATCATATATTCAGTCCGAATAAAACTAAAACATAGGGGGATTAAAAAACTACATGAGACAGATAGGGACTGGCTACAATTAAAAGAACTCACCAAACTGTGCAACCAGTTCTGTGAGGATTTTGAGTTAGATAAGCGGGCTGGTTATATAAAGTATATAAGTCTGGCCTTCCCTAAAATACAATCTATGAGGGCTTACGTATCTAAGTTCATAAATATGTATGAAAGTATATGTTCTCAATATGAGGCAGTTGGAAAGCTTAAAGAGGATAAAAATCCTGAAGAAACCCAGGAATTACATGACCTGTTTATATCTAAGGTTGCAGACAGGACAGGTATATTTGAAACTTACATGAACAATGATCAAAAGATGTTAGCATTCTATAATGCAGGCAAGTTATGCAGAGAGCTGGGGGTAGACCCAAGTATTTTCATTGAAGCACAATTTGAGTCACTGGAATGGTGCAATGGTATCCCACAACCAGAAGCATTATATGGGGATAAAGCAAAAGAGAGATTAAACAAGTATTTATATCAAAACCAAATAACAGTTAAACCACAAGCCAGTAAGGATTTTTGGAAAGGCTTAAAAAACAGAACAGCATGATGAGACACAAAAAATTTAAAGCAAAACTAGCTGAGATATCTGGTTACAAAACCACCTATGCTCAATTGAACCTAAGCCAAACTATTAAAATCATGAGGGCAGTTAAGAAACTGTTTGGTGATATGAGCATGATTGAGTACCATGAACTAATAGAAAAGTTTCCTAATTTAGGAAAGGGTGCTGATTTTCATGATCTGCCATTCTGATGAAAAAAATAAACATAGAAATTATAAACTATAACCAGGGCCAGTTAGATGGTCCTATGGTTATTATGAATAAGCTATATGAAGAGTTTGGTATAAAACACCCAAATGCTTGGCATATAAAGATGGCTGGTGGTAGGGAATGGGATGGCATAGTACATTACATAACTGAGTATGGTAAATTCAAAATAGGTCTTTTACCCATAATCTATAAAAGGTTGGTTGAGTTAGAATATGAGGTTAAAGTTATTGATAACCGAGAACCCATAAGAATTGTACCTAAGGTACCAAAGATGGTAGGTAATTTAAAACCAAGGCCACAACAAAGGCAGGTAATGGATGCTATCATAAATAACAAAGTTGGAGGTAAGCCATTCTATATAGGTACACAAAACTTAGCTGTTAACTTTGGTAAGTCAATGATAATGGCTGGACTATACCTTGCATTTAAAAAAGGTTTAAAAACCCTATTACTAACTAATGATAAGGACTGGCTAGAACAATCAAGGTCTGAATTTAAGGACTTACTACCTGGTGAGAATATAACATTTGTACAGGGGGGTAAGGTATTTAACTGGGGCAACTTCTCTATAGGTATGGTACAATCAATATCAAGGAACCTGGGGAACTACCAAAAGGAGTTAAACAACATTGATATGTTACTTATTGATGAGGGTGACCTTATTGATAATAAAACATATAAGGGCGTAATTCAACACTTATGGGGAACATCAGTTAGGCTAATTTTCTCAGGTTCTATATACATGAGTAAGCTTAAGAAAGACCTGGTTCATAATATGAATATAAGGCAATTCGCTGGGGATGAACTAACTATCATCAAGTTAGATGAGATGATTAAAAAGGGGTACTCTACCCCAGTAATTGTGAAAATGGTCCCAACAGAGTATAACAAGGATAAGAAAAAACTGGGAGGCTATCCCGATGAGTATTCAAAAGTTATATCAACTAGCCAACATGCTTATGGTGTATCCCTGGATAGGACAAGGTATAACTTACAATATGGTAGGACTCCCATGCTTATAGTAACCAAGTATATTGAGCATTGTGAAAAGCTTTATTCTTATTATATGAGTTATATATCTTTACTAGAAAAGTCTGTAGGCAGGAAATTAGTAGTGAAAAGAGTTCACCATGATACTAAAGATAGGAAAAAGATTTTATCTAACTTCAGAGATGGAAAAATTGACATCCTTATATCTAATACATTTATTGCCAGAGGGAAGAACTTCCCACTATTACAGTATATGCAGAATACTGCTAGCATGGACTCTAATGAAAAGACACTTCAGCTTATGGGTAGGTTGGTTAGAACACATGAGAGTAAGACTAAAACTTACTTAGATGATATTCAATACAATGGTAAATATCTTTCAAAACATGCTAAGCACCGAAAAAACTATTATACTAAAGAGAACCTTAAAGTGATCATGTTAAATAGGTTAACACCCAAGAAGTCCTTATAAAAACCCCAGGTACTACTAATTATAAACAAAACAATATGTCAACTAAAGTAAAGAAAAAGAAGTCACTACTGCCTGACTTGTCCAAGATGGATATCCTAAAGCCATTATCAATTACTGATATAGGGTCTAATGGTGATCCATGCTTTGGTAAGGCTTATGATCTGTCAACTAAAGAATGTAAGATGTGTGGAGATTCTGAATTATGTGCAATAGTATTTGCCCAGACAATGAATACCACAAGAGGTGAAATTGAGAAGGAAAAACATTTCAAGGACATGGATGTATTAATTGATATTCCAGGTGTAAAAAAATACATGAGGAAATTGAAGCGTACGGGGTATATTAAGAAGGATATTATTACAATGTCCATGGCTAAGTTTGAAATAGCTAAATCAGATACAAGGGATATATATAGAAGTTTAAACAATTTAAAAGAAGAGTAATGGATGATAATATACCAGGCTTCCCAGGTTACCATATAGCTAGAGGTGGGAAGTTATACAATAGGGGAAAGCCAAAACCAACGTATGTTCATAAGAATGGGTACTTAAGGTCTAGGTTAAGAAATGAAAAAGGTAAAACTTATAACAAAACTATACATAGGCTAGTTGCCATAGCTTGGGTACCAAATCCAAAGCCTGGTATATATAATACTGTATTACATAATGATAATATAAGGTTACACAACTTTGATACAAACTTACACTGGGGTACACAACAGGAAAATATAGACCAGGCTATAAAAGATGGTATCATGAATGTAAAGGGTAAGAATAATCCCATGTATGGTGTACACAGAGATTGTAGGGGTAAAGTAAACAAAACCTTATCAGGTAATAAGAAAACTCAGGTAAGGGGATTATACAAAACAGGAAACTATAAACTTACTGAGTTAGCAAAAAAGTTTTCAGTAGGAACTAAGAATATAAAACGAATTATAAACATTTAAAACTTAACATTTTGGACATAAGAGATGTAAAAGAAGAACCACAAGTAGTAGAAGGTGGGATGTATTTAGAAAAGATTTATGAGTTACAAAAGGTATTGGTAGACCACTATGTAAAAATTGAAGGCCTACCACCTTACCCAATTAGTGTAAACACAAAACCCAGCCAGATAATCCTGAAGGATTTTACGGGTAGGGTAATTGAAGAACTTGCTGAAGGGTTTGAATCTCACCTATTGATTGATGAATTAACAAGTAACAACCTTTATTGGAGTGATGAGGATGGGAGTTCTAATGATTATCAACAAATGGTAAACCACCTTCAGAACTTAAATGAAGAACAGGCAGATGCAATGCATTTCATGACTGAGTTAATGATCTATTGCAACATTCAACCAGATGATATCCAAGCTTGGATTGATGCTTATGTAAAGAAGTACAATTTTAATAGTATAAATGCTGGTGCTCCTTATGTTGGTACCGATGGTGATGTAATAGCTAATGCTATAGAATTAGGCTATGCTATATTTGAAGGTGATTTAACTCTTAGTAGGGAAGGTGTTAACTTGGTTAAATACATTGATGAAGTAAAACTTAAGTATCTACCTGGGGCAAGATACCTATCAATGGAATTGATGGAGTTATCTGAAAAATTGCTTTGGAGAGTTACCTACCATATCAACATTTCAAGGAACTGTTTGAAAAACAAACCCTGGAAACAGTCTGGTGTTATGACTGATGAAACTCTATACCAATCTAAAGTAGTTGAAGCATTTGTATACATGATGACTTACTTTGGGTTTATTGGTATGGGAAGCAAGGAGATATACTACTTGTACTTCAAGAAGAATATGGTTAATCAATTCCGTATTAAATCAAACTATTAATGGGCAAGGTATCTGGCTCAATCCAAGAAAAATGCCACAACTTGGAATTTGCAACCTCCCAGGAAGCTTGGGAAGGTTTAAATGAAATGTTCATATACCATGATAAAAGGTTATTTAAACATGGAGCATCATTTACATCGGGTATGTCTGCTGTATATAACATATTCATAAAGATAAGGAAAGCTTGGGTAGACCCAGAATTCGATTATGGTTTAATGTTTAATTACAGGGAACAGAAATGGACCACTCTAGTGAATAATTATTTAAACTTAAATAAACTAGACCTACTTAGGTCTAAAGTTCGCTACTTCCAGTCTAAGTATAACCAAAACTATAATATATCTTACTCATTTGATAACTCCCATGATAATGGGAAAGGTTGTTTATTAGCTGCAACATTTTCAAGGAGATTAAATGATGACATCCCAGTTATAACTGTAATGTTAAGGTCATCAGAGATAACTAAAAGGTTAATATTTGATCTCCTATTAGTACAAAGGATGGCAGAATATGTATATGGTAAAGAAGTAACCTGCATGATAAATATATTTGCAACTCAAATGTATTGCAATACAGAAACACTGGTAATGTATAATACTCATAGGCCACTTGCTGATGTACTTGAAGAAAACAAAAAGAAGTGGATGTCAAAGGGTATAGCAAAAGATTCATGGCCTGAAAGTTTATTAAAAACATTCAATACCTTCATGGATAAACCTGAATCATTTGGGAGTTATAAGGTTTTCTTAAGAACTGCAAAATGCTTAAGACCTGATTATTACAAGGGGCACTATAAACCTTTAATTGCAGTTAATATGGTTTTAGAATATGATGAGGGCATTGAATACCCCGAAACCGTCATAAGCTTCTCACAAAGAAAAGCATACAAAAAGAAACATAACAAACAACTTAAAAAACTAGTAGTATGAGGATTTACGCAAACGCTTACGAGTTAATGTCAGAAACTGGCAGAAACTTATGGGAAATGGGTGCAGAGGTTAAACCTAAAACTTATCAAGATAAGGTAATTGAGGGTGATGACAACTTTATTACAAAAGAACTTATCTGTGAACAGTATTGTTTAACTGACTTACCAGATGAGGATTTATTATTCTTATTTGACCCACGTTCTAAGGACTGGACAAAGGCAGAATTTGTTGAAAGGGTATCAATTGGTAAAAGCCAAAATCCTGGGGAAGCCTATAAACTTAGGCCAGATCTTTGGGAGCAATTCATAAACAGTAGAGGGAAGTTCGACTACAACTATAATGACCGGATGAGGTATGAAAAAGCCTTGTTTAGCAGATTAGAGCTGGATAACTTGTCTATAGTAATAAAGCAACTAATGTTTGACCACCAGACAAGGAAGGCAGTATTACCAATCTACACCCTAGATGATGTATCCAAGATACCAGAGGGCAAAAGGATACCTTGTTCAATGTATTATGACTTCTTAGTAAGGGAAGTAAATGGTGAAGAACAATTAAACATAACCTACCACCAAAGGTCTGCAGATTATGTTACCCACTTTGGTAATGATGTATTCCTTGCCTGGAAACTAATGCAATATGTTGCTTCACTGATAAAAGTTAAACCAGGGTACCTATACCATACCATAGATTCACTACACAGTTACAAAAAAGACTGGGTAAAACTTAAAACATCAGTAGGAGACTTCAAAAAATAATACTACTAACCTGTAATGGGAGGACTTAATTGTTCTCCCATTCGTCACCTTATAAACATGATATCAAGGTACCACATAATAAAGAATTTTAAAGAACTTAAACTACTTGTAAAAGCTTGCAAGGAAACTAAGTATGCAAGCTTTGACTTTGAATCTAATGCTAAAAGCATATACTCTGATGAGTTCTACCCTACTATACTATCCGTATCATTTCAAGTAGGTTCTTCAGTTATATTACCACTAGCTCATTTTGATTCACCATTCTTATCAGGTAAAAATAAACCAACCTGGCTTAAGATGTTAGAATACTTTGGTAGACATGTAATTGAGAATCCAGATATAACTAAGGTAGCATGGAATTGGAAGTTTGATAATCAGATAATGGCAAGGTACAACATCTGGCATAAGGGTAGAGCCTTAGATGGTATGCTTGCAAAATATCTCCTGGATGAGGAAAGGCCAATGGGTTTAAAAGATATGGTAAAAAGGTATCTACCTGAATTTTCAGGCTATGAAAATTATGAAGGTAGTAAATTGCCATGGGATAAAAAACCTTTAGAGGGGTTAAGTAAATATAGTGGACAAGATTCTGACTGTACCTTACGACTTATGCTATTCTTTGAAAAGAAACTCATTGACTTAGGCTTCTATAGTTTATATAGAAATTTAATTATGATGGCTAGCAGAGTACTGGAGGATGCTGAAAGAAATGGTATGAAGCTTGATATTGAACTAAATCATGAACTTGGTATTAAATATGATGCATTAACAGAAGAGGCCCAAAAGAAACTTAGGGAGATGTCAAGGGTTATGAAGTTTGAAAAGGCTTTAATAAAAGACAGGAGGGAAGCTTATATATCAAAGATAGAGGATGAAATTGAAGCTATAAATAATGAGATTGAAGAACTTGATGACCAAAAGAAAATCAATGCAGCTAATAAAAAGATTGATTCCAGGGAGGAAAAAATAAGCAGGTTAACAGTTGGTGACTTTAGAACTAATGATGAAAAGAAACTTATAGAGCCAATTAACTTTGGTTCACCATTAGTAATGGGGGCTTTACTTTACACCCATAAAAAAGGGTTTAAATTCCCCATACAAAACTATACTGATAAAGGTGCACCATCTACAGCTGAAGAGGATATACTAAAACTAAAGGATTATGATAAACATGGTTTTATAGATGGGCTTATAGAGTTAAGGGGGTTCCAAACCATTAATTCCACATTTGTAAAAGGTATTGGTGAAAAGGTTGGATCAGATGGTAGGATTCACCCTAAGTTTAATATACATGGAACAACTACAGGAAGGCTTAGTTCTAACGACCCAAATTTTCAAAATCTCCCAAGGGTTACAACCAACGAGGATATTAAAAGGATGATGATACCAGGTGAAGGCAAGATATTCATCATGCTCGATTATTCTCAGGCTGAGTTAAGGGTACTTGCTCATCTTGCAAAAGAAGAAACCATGCTTATGTGGTTTAGAACTGGTAGGGATATTCACCTTGCTACAGCTTGTAAGAAATACAAAACTGATTATGAGGAAACACTTGTAATATATAAGGATGAACAACACCCCGAATATAAAACGTGGAAGAAGAGAAGAAAACAAGCTAAGACAATTAATTTTGGTATAGCTTATGAACAAACTGCTATGAAGTTATCTGAGTCACTATCTGAGCCAGGTGCACCAGTTTCAATTGAAGAAGCTCAGGTTGAGTTAGATGCTTGGTTTTTAGAATTTCCAAAGGTAAAGAAATTTATTGAAAAACAACATAGGTTTGCAGAGAAACATGGTTGGGTTAAAACAATGTTTGGTAGGAAGAGAAGGTTACCCGGAGTATATAGTGAAGTATATAGAGAATATCTAGAGGCATTAAGATTTGCATCTAATTCACCTATTCAGGGAACTGCTACTGACTTTGCACTATTCTCATCCATATTAATATGGGAAAAGATTAAACTAGGTGAGTTACCAAGAATACATGAAAACACAACAGTACATGACTCCATTGTATATGAGGCAGATCCTAAGGATGTAACTCCATTCTTAATCCATGCACTATGGTCAATATGCAAGAACCCAAGTACTAAACAGTACTTTGGCTTCCAAATTGATGACGTTGAGATGGATGCTGACTTTGGGGTTGGAAGAAACTATGGTGAAGAATTGCCCTTTGTACCAGGCTATGACTATACTAATCTACTATCAAAAGACTTCAATAAAGATGATTATTACAAGGAATTTAATAAAGTACGGGACATCCCTTATTCAGATTTTCCAATTAAGTTCAATGATAACTTTAATAAAAGTAAAGCCCTATATGCAAGATAAAATAACACAAATCAGTAAGATTAAGCGGGATGTATTAACTGTACACTATAAGGGTGAGAAAATAAACATAAACATTTCCCAGGAATTATCCATAAGTGAAAATGTTATCAACTCTCAATTAAAAGAGAGTCCTTCTAGTTATGCATTCCTTTGTTTACTAAGAGATAAACAAGTAAAACTCCGTGATACTCTAGAAAGGAGCAAGGATGTTGCCTATAGTGAAGCTTATATATATTATAAGGGGTCTGGTAGTGGCATTACCAATGAAACAGCACAACATAAGGCTAACTCTAACCCCAAATATAAAAGCTTATATAAAAAATACCTAAGGGCAGTTAGTAAGGCAAGCAACTTTATTTCAATATGCAGGGCCTATGAGGGTAGGGAAAAGATATTACAAACAGTATCAGCTAATCTACGTAGAGAACACTAAAGAATTTCTATAAACTATTAATATATAAACAAAAACATTATGAATTTAGCAACAATGCTTGGCCAGTCTCTTATTTCAAAAGATACTGCAATGTTAATCAACAGTGAGTTATACAAAAGGGGTCAGGTAACTGAGAACCGGGTTATAATCATTACACCTAAAGAAATTGAGGGTAGGACTGCATCTGGTATAATCATACCCGGAGAAGTAACAGAAGGGGTACCAAGAAAGGGTATCTGTGTTCAAATGGGAGAGTTCACTGAAGAGAATCGGACCTATACCTCTGTAGTTGGGATTGGTAATGTACTTACCTATGGCTTATATGCTGGTAAGGAAATTGATCTACTAGAACCCCTATTAGTAAAAGGTTTTAACCCTGACAAACATGAACTAAGGTGTATATCAGTTAATGAGATTATGTATTCTGAGTATCCAATTAAACTAACATAATAAAGTAAAGTCATGAGAGCAGAGAAGGAAGACAAAACTAAAAAGAAGAAGTTATCTACAGGTGGTAAAACTGCCCGTGAGAAAATGATGGACCGGAAAAAAGACCTTGAAAAACGTAGTGCAGGTGGTGGATTCATATTCCCAAAAGTTGGTACAACAAGGCTACGCCTAAAGTCACCAGGTGATGATGAAGAATTAGCCATTGAGGTAATTCAGTTCTACCTGGGTAAAGAATTGGGTGGTGTGGTATCCCCAGCAACATTTGATGAACCCTGTCCATTTATGGATAAGTACAAAGAACTAAAGGATTCAGATGATGATGATGACAAAGCATTAGCAAAACGTCTGGTACCTAAAAGGAAGTATGCAATTGGGTGTGACTCTTACAAGGACGAAAAGGGTAAAGAAGTTGATCAAACTGACAAAGCAGTACTTGTTGCAAGAGGTGCTTACCAGGACATTACTGAACTCTACCTTGATGAGGATGAGTGGGGGGATATGACTGATAAAAAAGAAGGGTATGATATTAAAATTATCAGAACTGGGGTTGGCCAACTAGATACATCTTATTCTGTATCACCTTGCCAAAAGAAAGCATTACCCAAAGACCGTTCAAATACTTGCGACCTTGAAAAAATTGTAAGGTCACAAATTCCTTCATTTGAGGAACTTGAGGATACACTTGCTAAGTTCTTAAACTCAGGTGAGGATGGGGATGCTCCAGCAAAAAAACCCAAGGATAGTAAATCCAGGGACAAGTTCAAAGAAGGTCTAAAGGACAAAAAGAAAAAGAAAAGAGTAAGAGATATTTAATCCTACCCTAATAAAACAACAACTAGTAAGGGGCGGTATATTATATGTCGCCCCTTATTTCATGTACTAAACAAAAAGATTCATGGCAAAGAAAACTAAGATAGGTATAACCATACCTACAAAAAATGAGTTAATGAAAAGGTACCCTGGGATGTCAGTAGCTTCTGAAAATGATGATGATAGATACCCAAGAATACCATCAAGGCATTTAGCCTTCAATTACCAAACAGGGGGAGGTCTTCCATATGGTAAAATCATGGAGATATATGGAGAAGAGTCTTCAGGTAAATCTCTAATGGCCTATGATTTCGCTTATGTAACCCAAGCATTAGGTGGAGTAGTTCTAATAGCAGATGCAGAACAAGCATTCACTAATGCCTGGGCAATAGCAAATGGATTAGATTTAACAAGGATAATAAGGTTACCTTCAACAGTAGTTGAAGAGATATCTGATTGGCTTGCAGATATGGCAATATATTGGAGATCACAATTAACCCACAATGAACCCATATTATTCATATTAGACTCAACTGCTGCGTTGGATTGTATGGTAAATATCAATTCAAAAATGGTAGACTCTAAAGCCGATATGGGTAATAGAGCAAAAGCTATTTACAAGATGCTAAGGGTACGTTCTGAGTTAATGTTTAAACTAGGTGTATCACAGATATACATTAACCAATTAAGAAAGAATCTAAAAGCTGGTATGTTTGAGAATCCTGATACTACACCAGGAGGCGGTGCAATGAAGTTTTATGCTTCTATACGTATTGCTTTTTATGGTGGTAAACAAATCCTTGAAAAGATAAAAGGTAAAGATAGGAAAGTAGGCAGGGTAACTTCAATAAGGGTTATGAAAAATAAAGTTGGGCCCCCAAGGGGAACTATAAAGGGTGCACCCATGTATTTCAACCAGGATGGTAAAAAAGATATTGGCTTTGATAAGTATTATTTTTTATCCGACTCATTACTAGAAGCCGGTGCTATAAGCAAAAACAATGGTGGTACTTACTCTATAAAGGGTGTAACTTTATGTAGGGGGGATGAGAAATTCCTTGCATTAATTGAAAAAGATGATGATCTTCGTAGGAAGTTATTACGTAAAGCTAATATCAATACTATCAGCACTACAAGAAAGAAAATTGAAGGCTTAGGAGTTAACCTATTTCCAGTAGGTAATGTAAAGTATACGTCACAGGTAAAGGAGGCTGATGAGAATGAAGATGAATAGTTTATTAATAATTGATGGAGAAAATCTATTACACAGGGCATACCATAAGTTCTTAGGCTTCAAGTCTACTGAAGGAGTTCCAACTGGTGCAATATATGGTTTTCTAAAGATCCTACACTCTAATATATTTAGGTTCAAGCCTGAATATGTTATTGTTACATTTGATAATGGCAGATCAAAACATAGGACTAACATACTTCCAGGTTATAAGACACGACCTAAAAAACTGGGTATGGATTATGAGTCATTACAAAAACAAAAAAAGTTGATAATGAAGATCCTTAGAAGGTTGGGAGTACCTTATGTATTTGATAAATCATTCAGTAATGAATGGGAGGCTGATGATTACATTGCTTACTTAGCTAAAACCTTTGAGGGTGAAGTAACTATACTATCCTCTGACAAAGATTTTCACCAACTGATATCTAAAAGGGTAAAGGTAATGAGCCCATCTAAAGACCAATTAATCACTGAAGTTAATTGCATAAAGTTAACTGGGTATAATCCTGACCAATGTGTTGATTGGTTATCAATGGTGGGGGATGAATCCGATAGCATACCCGGCTATAGAGGCATTGGAGAAGTAAAAGCTACTGCATTACTTAAGAAATATAACTGTATAGAGAAATTTATAATGGGCGATTACAAAGAAAGTAGGGTAAATAAGCAAACACTTAATGAAGTAATGACTAAGAATAGGCACCTTATTGATCTTAACTTCTTTATAAGAAAATACCCAATGGTAAAAAACATACCCATAAAATATGGGAAGGATGAATTTATAAACAGGAAGCTAGTAACCATGTTTAATGGGTACTCTCTATCCTCATTCCAGTCTACTGAATTTATAAACACCTTTAAAGAATTAAGCAAATGGAAAGTAAAGTAAAACGTATTATGTTTGTGGGTCCCAGTGGGATAGGCAAGACCCACCTATCCAAGTTTATTGCAGATAAATATGGTATACCATTCATAAGTGGTTCATACTCTGATATGGTACCATCAACTAAAGATCAAAGCCATGCTGATATGGTAAGCAAGGATTCAAAGGTAATTTATAATGAAGATTATAAGTTGCTATGGGCAAGGGCAAAGGTATACTTAGGCTATACTACTAAAGGTTTAAGTTTTGTAACCGACAGGTCATATATTGATAGCATTGCATATTTCATATACAAACTTTCAAAAGTAATACCCAAGTGTGAAATTGAAGGTTTTGAACATGCAGCAAAAATGCTATTATTCAGGGACTGTACCCACCTAATTGTAATGCAATGTACTGAATCAATGGTTGATACCTGGAGAGTTGAAAATAATGAAAAGAGGATATTAAATACATATTTCCAGTGGATGGTATCTATGGTAATGATAGGAGTACTTAAAAGATTGGGCTTAAGAACTGGTAAATACTTTGGCCATACATACAGTTACATGCCAATGGGTATAAAAGTACTTGTTTTAAATAACAGGAACATGGAGAATAACAAAGTACTAATCAGTAAATTCTTGGGCAATGTCAAATAAAAGACCCATAGCAATTGCTTTCTCAGACTTACACCTGAATATCTGGACTAAGTTTAACAAAGACAACAGCAGAACAATGAACCAGTTCGAGGTTCTTCACTACATAAGAAAGCAATGTATAAAAAAGAAGGTTCCGGCCTTCTTTCTTGGTGATATGCTACACAAACCCGAGAGCATCGATAGTGACCTATTCAGGCTTATAATTGAAGAGTTTATTAGGCTAAACACAGAACCCCTTTGGAACTGCTTCTTCATTGAAGGCAACCATGAGATAAAGAATAAGAACCAATTGGTAACACTTGGCCAAGGCACTGCCCATACTGATAAGCCATCAGTCTATACCTCACCTGGTATAGTGTCATCGCTATCAAAAATATTCAACTTTCTAAATCCCATAAATGGGTACGTAGGTTTATATGGTGGATATAAGGTTTGGGGTATATCCTACCTTGACCATAACCAAGGTTTGAATAAACACTTAACTGAAATAATACTAAGGTTTAATCAGCATGATAAGAACATCCTATTACTACATACAGATTACCCAGGTGCAAAAGATACTGATGGTTCTGAAGTTGGTTCAAGTGAAAATATCAATGTAAACCTTATCAATAAATTTGATCTAGTATTATGTGGCCACATACATAAACCACAAAGGCTTTCAAAAAAGGTATACATGATTGGTGCACCCATCCAACAAAGGAGGACAGATAGGAATTGTGAAATGGGTTATTGGGTAATATACAATGACCTATCTGTTAAGTTTAAATCCCTTGCAAAGAAGTTCCCCAAATTTATAGATGTTGAAAAGGAAGAAGGTATTAAAGATGATTATAACTATTACACAGTAATTCCTAAGCATATTCTAGTAAACACAGATACTAAGAGTAATAGAATTACTGCTAATCTTTCTAAAACTAAACTAGCAAAGAAGTATATGCGTGAAAAAGGCATCAAAGATAAAGACAAATCAAGGTTACTAACTAAACTACTGAAAGACAATGATTAAGTTTGGGAAACTAATAATAAAAGGCTTCTGCTCTATCCAGGATTATGAAATTGATCTTGATGGGGGGCATATAACTATTATACGAGGAGAAAATGGAGTAGGTAAAACTACGCTCCTATCAGCAATAACATGGGTACTCTATAATAAGACAGCTAAGGAAGATGCTAAAGACGTAAACACATGGAAAGAAAGAAGGCCAAAAGATTACAGGGGTACTAGTGTAGAGATATACTGGAATAATGGTACAACACTACACCAAGTAATTAGGTGTTCTAACTATGGTGAAAAAGTACATGGCTCAAAGGGTGCTAATAGGCTGATATATCTAATAGAAGGCGTAGAGGTTAAGAATAAAAGGAAGGATGAGATACAGGCCCTAATTGAAGCTAACCTTACACTATCCTACTCTCTATTCAAGAACTCTATCATGTTTGGCCAGGGCCTAAAGAGATTAATACAAGAATCTGGTACAGAGAAAAGGAAACTATTCGAAGAAGTATTCGATGTAAGCTACCTATCAGTAGTAAGAACAGTTGCACAAAAGGAAAGGGACAAGATAAAAGAAGAACTTAGTTTAATAACAAATCCTTTAAATACAATGAGGGCTAGTTATGAAACTAATAAAGAAACCTACCTAGAACTAAAAGCAAGAGAATCAAATCAAGCAACTGCTATAGGTGAAGAACTTGAGGAATATATAACTCAACTAAAGGAAATAAAAAGAACTTTAAGAAGGTACGACCCAGAGATTGAAAAGTCACTAGCTAAGGCTACTGAAAAAAAGGTCCGGCTTAAAGAACAACTAGAAGAGTTACGAGAAAATTATAACTCTAACAAAAAAAAGGTATCAGATGTAACTTCAGTTAAAGGCTTAGGTAGTTTAGTAAAAGAGATTATTGGGTTAATCATAATAAACCCTCACTTGGCAATATCAAAGTTAAAAGAACTTGAATCGGCAATAGTTGAAATGAATAACTACCATGATGAGTATGAAAGGCTTAATAATAAGCTTATTAGCATAAGAGATGAAGAAAATGAGTGGCATAACATAGTTGAGAAGAATAAGAAGAACCTGGAAATAGCTAATACTATAGAAAAGAAAATTGACATAATCAAGAATGCCAAGTTAGAAGTACTTTCTCCTAAGTATAAAGAGAAGTATTTGAAATACAAAGAGGAGATAAGAGTTCTGGAAAAGAAGTTATTACCTATTGAAAAGCAACTCAATGATTATAATTGGGTAATAGATGATCCACTTGGTAGCAACGGGATCAAGTCATATATATTTGAATCATCAATGGATGGTATAAATGATATACTAATGCAATATGCTGATACCCTGGGATTAAGAATAGAATTTGGGGTAGACCTATCAAATACAAGGAAGGACTTTTATACACTAGTAGAGATAGGTGGTATAGTAGTTGATTATGCTGATTTATCCGGTGGCCAAAAGCAATTAGTTAATCTTGCTATGGCTTTTGCAATGTGGGAATCCACTTCTAGTACAAAAGATATTAATATACTATTTCTAGATGAAGTATTTGAAAGCTTATCTAGAAGTAATATCGAAATAGTGGTAGACCTTATAAAGCAATTGTCTAAGGGCAAGAGCATATACATCATCACACACCAGGAAAACCTACCCCTTAGCAATGCTAAGATCTTAAACCTAGACTCTAAGAATGGTCTAACTACCTTTAACTAATTAAACTATTAATAACTAAACAAACACAAACATGGGATGGCACGAATTAACTCAAAAGCTAAGGGATCAAAAAATGAAAGAGATACCTGTAAGTGGTGGAAAGATTGGACAGGATATGAATTTAGTAGAGTGCCCTCTAGTGGTGGGCTTAGGTGGTCCCGTACAACGGATACTACGGGAGATATCATCTGTTCAGATAACAAACACTATCTCAGGTTCCCCTTTAGTATTGAGTGCAAAAACTATAAGGAAATTAATTTTGAGCATATCCTATTGGGAACAAAGGGAGCAAAAGTCCTCCAATTCTGGAATCAAGCTCTTGAAGATGCGGAGAGGGGGAACAAGCTTCCTATCCTA